CGATAAGTGTCGGGAAGCTGTCACGCACATTCTGAGCTTCGGCCACTTTGCAAATCATTCCTTCTGGGTCTTTAAGCCACACGCCAAAGGACTTAACGTAGGTTGTGAGCTTCACTCGCTTGATGCTTGGGTGGGTGTGGTTTTTGTTGTGAACGATTGACCAGCCTCCAAGCAGCTTGTCGTTATCCAACCGGAAGTCGCCGGGAAGGTCTAAAATGTCGCCCTTGCGCTCAACGATGATCCCACTTTCCATTCCATCGTAATACGGATGCAATTCGGCTCGCTTGAGAAATGCACTGTGTGCGGTAATTAGGCTCCACTTGTGCTTGCCGCTGCTCGTGTCGTAAAACGGAATCATGTAGGCGTCACCCTCAAACGGATTGAGCCTGCGAGCGTTGCACAGCATCAGGAACTTTACGCATTCCTCGTCGCTTGGTTGAATCTCCTCCTGCTTCTGTTTGTCCCAAGCTGGTACCGCGATGTAGCGACGAATGAGCGGGACGCTCATTTTGATTTCGTCGCCGGGTTGAGCGCCGAACGGCTCAATCCAAACACTTGTTTTAACGTCCTTTTCCAAGAGCATTTCGAAGTCGCTCTTGGACATGCCCCTTGAAGTGGGCGCAGTCTGTGCCTGTGGTGTGGTTTGTGGGTTCATAATTATTCTATAGGAACGGTATTAAGAACGGTTTCGCCTTCCATCATTCCTTGACCAGCCTTCACAAGGGCTTGGTCGATGCCAACAGGCGAGTTGGTCAGCTTCGTTGGTGAGCCGTAAAGTATTAGAGATTTCATGCGACCTTAACAAATTCCCCCGCAATTTCATCCTCTCGCGTCAACAGCCTTTCGCGCTCGCCTTCCTCTTGCGAATCCTGGTCGATGATTTCCACTTCAACCGCGTTTGAGTCAGCGTAAACGGCAGAGACGCAGCCAGAGGAGATGACGATGAAGATTTTCATACACTTGAAATTAAAGAGCGTGTGCTGATCTTCGCCTGGAGTCGCAGTGTTTTACCGGGACCATTAACCAGCCCGCAGGCCCACGCTAAACTGCGTTTTGGAGTATTTATCGCAGTCTTTACTTGCCGGTCGTCACCAGAATTTACTCCCAAGCAAATCATAAAACTCTTGTTACTTTGAAACCCCTCAACCCGAGAGCGGTCCTGATTCTAAAGTCCAGTATGCCAGCGATCTTCAACGCCTCTTTGCGCTCCGTATCGCTCTTTACATAAAAACTCCTACCGGGTTTAAGCCTCTTAACTTTGTCCTGTAGCTTCACGCGAATAATAAAATCACATTTGAGAGTTTCTGTCAATGATTTTCTACGAAGTTTCTACGAAAGATTTTACCGAGAGCTAGACAACCGCTTTCTGGTCCTGGGTTAGTCGCCCCTTTCGCCTTGGTCATTGAATCCGGCGGTTTTCAACGCAGCGTGATATATCTCCTCAATTACCCCATTACTTAAGCAGGCCGTGAAGTCCTTTGATTGCATCAACCCAATAATCACCAAGGGCGTAATCCTCCGCCAGCTTGCCCTCAAACCGTTTCTCGTATGCCTTGGCGTAGCGCAAGAGGCCGTCCATGGCGACAAGCAGTGGTTCCGCATCGTTAATGCCTAACCTTGTCGAATGTGCGTCAACGCACTTCGGATCGAGTTTGGCAATGGCCAGCATTGTTTCGGGCTGTAGTTCGATTGCTCCAACAAAGTGTTGAAGCCTTCTTAGTTCGGTAGTTGTCATATTGATTCTTTCGTTAAGGCACGATCGCCTCAGTCCACCCCCATTTGGGGAGGGGTGGAATGGGGAGGTCAGTAGTCTTGCCATGCTGCGTGAGCACAAAATCCGCAATCACAGCCGTGGTCTGGCGTGCTGGTGAGAAAGTTAAATACCTCGTCGCCATCGGGACTCCCAAATTCGTTCCAAGCATCAATTGCAACGGCCTGCCAATCTTCGCCAGCAAATTGGCGTTCGTGACATCGCCGCAAAGCCCGGTTGAGTTTTTCGGCTGAAATGTTCCCAATTGATTCGTTTGTTTTCATAATCCTCACTCAGTATCCGTGTTCGCCGTCTCGTTTGAAGTAGTGTTTTGCATGACAATGACACTTTAGCACACTCCGCACAAAAGTGTCAAATACTTTCTTGACATATTTCGCACAATGGTGTTTAGTGTGTGGAAGATGAAAACGAGAGACAGACAACTTCAAGTATTGGAGAAGTGCGATCAAGCTAATGCCAAAACAAAGGGCACGCTACCATCCAAGCCATTACCCCCGATACTCCCTGGTTATCGTCCACCGTTCAATTCTGAAACGGGTAAGGCCGCATCAATTAAAGGTCACATTGCCCGACAGCTAAACCGCCAAGCCCGGCAACGCTCTGCACTGGAATTCCAAAAGGCAGGTCAAATCCCTAGCGCAACAGTAGAGATTGCCGCTCTCATATCGGCTTCACTGAGGCAATACCGAAGATGTATGGCTGCTTGCGTTGCTTCCACGAGCGGAAAAGAAGCTGCTCAATGGGCACGTGCAGCCAAGGATGCATTCGAGTGTTGGCAATCCCTTCTCGGCCACAATCCCAAAAGTCATAAATCCACGAAAAAACCACACTTAGCCCATGTCGCACCCATGGCAAAAGTCGCTCCAATTTCGACCATACAATCTGTTAGCCCAGTTGATCAAAGTGCGTCTGGGGTCAAGGCAGAAGGTATGATTTCACCCGAAAGTGGTGTTTGTGCCCCTTTACCCGTTCAGGATGTCAAATCGCCTACGTGAGGGGTTCTATTAAGTTTCCCGCGTCATTAGTGACTGGGACATTGGAAGTGTAACGGTCGATTAACCGCCTTGCCCATGACAGGGGTTGGATAAACTCAAAGGTTCTTAGGTATCCGCCAGCCACGCCATGAGCAACCAGCCTTGAATCCTGTCGCCTTGCCAGCCTATTGGCGTGCTTTGGATTGCGAGTCTGCACCCAGGTCACACCCCGCGCAACCTGCCATGCACACAAGTCATCGTTGCCAATCGTTTCTGAGTCCATCCCCACACCCTGTCAGAAACCCTGCCCATTGTCACGGAGAAAGCATGCTTAAGGAATCTCTTGTAAATCCGTAACCGTGGGGTGTATACCGGCCCTGGCCCCCGAAACGTTGGGCCGGCGCGGGTGGTCAAATACCCCACAATTTCCCAAGCCCATTTTTCTGGCTGATCTTTTCACCACGACCGCACGACCCGAGAAGGGTGCTGCCGAAGTCCACAATGAGAGAACAGATTTCTTCGCTGGCTCGAACACGGTTGTGAGCGAACGACGGAGATGCGATTCCGAACAGTGGGACGTTCGAAGTCAGAAAGTCATCGGAGCAGAATACACCCCACACGTTAGAAGAAGTCCGGGTTTTTGTCGGAGAGCTTCCGAACCCGGTTCCAATCGAACCTTGCACAAGCCTGACTGGTAATCAGGCGTCGGAGATTGGGCTACGTTTTCACTGTGCGGACAGACCTTTTGTGTGGGGTGATTCGCATCTCGACCGGCAGCGGGTGGCCACAGGACGGGGTTGCTGAGACTGGAGCATGTTCCGGTTTCCAAGGGCACGAATGCCTTTGAGGAAGGTTAGGGGAGGACAGAAAGACACTCCCGTTCCATGACAGCCGAAGTTCACAGGATAAGCTTCTGAGGGCCTTGCCATAGTGAAAAATCCCCGAGGCTTGGAGAGCGACGGGGTGTTATGTGTTGAAGACGCCTCACGGCGGGTTCGCACAGCGGCGAACGCTTTGACGCACTGTAATACGTCTTGACACATAACTACTAGGTATTTATCATCACGCCGTTATGTGTCAACACCTTTCGTGAATTGTGCCCCTCCGTACCATCCAACCGAATTTCAAAATCCCCGATGATTACGAGCGTTTGTTCATGTTGTTCGGTGAAAAAGATTTTCGCTACATTGTCATTGCCGACCGGGAAGGCATTCACACTGGAGAACAAGGGATCGCCTCAAAGAAAGAAGAATCGTGGTGCCTTGACTGGATGATGGAAGTGATGGCACACATACGCTGCGATTGCGACGAAACATTCCACTAACCATGCACCAACTCTCACAAATCCTAAAACACCTCAAAGATACTGGCCTCATTGACGCCATCATCGAAAGCAAACCACTTGAACAACGCAGAAAGAAAGATATTTACCAACCCCCCGAACACTGGGACCCATGGGAAGGCTCAATCTCAATTCTGTTTGATACAGCATCATGGGAGGTGCGCGTTAGGAGAACTCCTCGTGAATGGTGGTTGGCGTGGTGCCTGAATCACGGAGCGAGTATTAAGGTTTCAAAAGAACTCCCGGTAAAAGAATGTCAGGCTTGTCAAATCGTACACGTCATCGAAGACATGAAATAACCATGCACCCCACACCCTCAACCAAAATCCAAACCCACACATTCGTCTCCCTCACCCCCGACGACATTCTCACGCTGAAATTGTTGAGGGATGAATACCGAACATGGTTCTGGAAGCGCGACATTAAGCGACGCGATGTTGATACCGAGAGAACACTCGAAACCCTCGAACGCATCTTGAAACAGGTGGGATGAAAACAGAGAATTACAGTCCCGAAGGTTACTTGGATTGGGCAGAGAGCGGATTCAAACAGCCCACCAAGCGTCTGGTTGGGGTATCTGGCGGAAAAGACTCCACGGCCATGGCGATTGCCTTGCGAGAACTGGAGCCTCGCCACGATTATTCATTTGCGATTACTCCAACAGGACGAGAGTTGCCAGTAATGATAGACCACTGGAAACGATTGGAGGATTTACTAAACGCGCCCTTGATTCGGGTTCCGGCTCCGACGCTGAACGACTTGATAATTCGCCAGCGTGCGCTGCCCAATTTCCAAATGAGGTGGTGTACCCGCACGGTCAAGATTCAACCATTCATGGCGTGGGCGGCATCTCAGTCTCCAGCCACAACCTGCATTGGAATTCGTGCTGATGAGGTGGTTGGTGACGCCCCACGAGAAGGCACCGACTGGAAAGGTATTGATGGCATCACTCAGGATTTTCCTTTGGTTCGTTGGGGTTGGGGGCTGGAAAAGGTGAAGTCGTATCTGAAAGAAAAAGGAGTCACGATTCCACCGCGAACCGACTGTGATATTTGCTTTTACCAACGACTCATTGAGTGGTTCGAACTTTGGCGGGACCATCCTGACCGATGGCAGGAAGGGGAGGCTTACGAGTCATTCACTGGATTTACATTTCGTTCAGACCAGCGTGACACATGGCCTGCTTCCATGAAGGGTTTGAGATTGGAATTTGAACGTGGTCGAGTGCCGAAGGATACTCGGAATGGGAAACAACGAGCGTCAATGTGCTCGTGGTGTGCGAGATGAGTAAAACCCGCTACCTTCACGCCTCCAACAAATACTGGAGTGGCGTCTTCAAATGGATTCTATTCGAAGGCTGCTGGACGTGCGTCGGACCATCCAAAGGCCGACTGTGCTTCCTCATGGGCCGAACTCCGTCTGAGGCGAAGAATGACTTGGAGAAGCTTGGCTGCGAGTGGGAGTGGAAGGACAGCGAGTGAGATAATCTCTCACCCACTCATCAGCCTCACGCACAGCAATCTCCAACTGCTCATCAGTCGGAGCATCAGCACCGCACATAATTCCAAGGCGTTCTTCAATGCGATACCGACGTTCAGCTTCGATTTCTTCCGGCGTGTGCGGATACACATTGATGTTCGTAATCTCGTTGTGCATGGGAACGAATTGGAGCCAAGGACCGTGACGAAGGCCTCTCATAAGAAGAATGTAAAAGAGAAAAGACAGAGCAGAAAACAGAAAGACCCCCCAGAAAGAACCAGGATGGTTTCCAATTGGTCAGGTGTTCCTGAGTTGAAAGCACGGCAATGGGTTTGTGGGGACACTGCTATGCGCCATCCATAAAGTGAGAGCCAAAAAAGAAAAGGTGTAGCCCGTTCAAGAGCCACAACTTTTCCCTTTCGTTGGCCGGTGAGTCGGTATGTCCTCGCGTACCCTAACCGCAGCACCCGCCGAAGCGGGGCCACGCATGTTTCAGCGACCGTATACCGTGAGGCTGTCTCACGGTTCAAACGGCAAAGAACCCCCGAAGCGGTTAAGCAACGGGGAAGATTCGACGGAAGTCGCCACCACGCGAGCGCATGTTTAGGTAGGTGTTCAATCGGCCTTGCGGCGACTGATCCATCGTCTCTAAATTGTTTTTCATGTGTTCGCGGCGTAGTGCCAATTGAACACACTGAATTTATCAAACCAAATCTCATTGTCAAGCAGGTTGCCTCCACACCAACTGCCGCTCCAAACTATCCAGCAGCATCCTCGTCCCTCCATAGGCCAGGAACTGTCTCAAATCTTTCGCCGGTAACAGCATCGCCGCGACGGGGATCTGTAACTCACCGGTGAGGGCTTTGGCCCCCTCAATCCCCGGACCATCGTTGTCGCTGATGAGGATGGCTCGTTGAATGTGAAGGCGATTGATAGCCACTTGCGTATGCGACACGCTCCCGCGACAACTCGGACGGCCAATAGCATTTAATCCTAATGTAAGTGCAGCGGCTAGATCTGTGCAGCCCTCCACAATGTAAATTGTTTGAATCATAACTTCGCGGCTCTTTTATTTTTCTGTTGCTCGCTCCATGTGCTCCACTTGCAGTTTCCGGGTTCGTAATTTCCATCGTTATCTATTCTATCCAACGTAAGACCTGCTGGCCTATTTCCCATGTCGGCAAAAAAGTTCTCAAACTTCAACCAACTCTCGCAGATAGTTATTCCCCTCCCACCATAGTCATCAAATTTGGAATCGTTGGGATTCAAGCACCGTTTTTTCATGCTCGCCCACGATTTATATTCACGGGATTGATTGGTGTGGGTGCAATGCCCATGACGAGTGCTCCTTGTTTTTGTTCTGATGGAGTGCTCTTTACCATTACAGAACAAGCAGCGCTTCGAATCTTTTTTTAACAAACCACGAGAAGTTTTTAATTCCCCAATTCCGCACGAGCACAAACACCAAAACTGAGCCGCTCCCTTTCGGGTGTTGTAACCTCTTTTAATTACCTTGAGACAATCAAAAGTTTGACCGCTAAGGTCAATAAATTTTGACATTGGATTCCTTTGAATTGAAACCTCAAAACTGCCAACGGATTCGGCTAAGAATGAGCAATCGGTGAAGATTGCGCCGTTGACAGTTCTGAAACTTCTAGCACTCATTCTTAGCCTGAACAACTCTCCCATTTTAAGTGACCGTTTGTCAATCGTGAAACCAAATAGTCGGGAATGAAAAGCCCCTCATGTCCACCACGCACGGCCCATTTTTCACCACGATCATTTCGAAGGCGTATTCCAACCACATGACCAGCACTGTTGAACATGGGAAACGCAAAAGCGTTATGGCAACCCGCCCACGCGCAACCCGTGCGGGTTAAAGAGTCGGTCGAGACACCCAAGTTTCTCGATAGTCGGTCGAGGTGTTCAGGCCGGGTGTTCGACCGAAAGCGTTGCATGAGGGCACCAGCGTCGATTTCAGGCGCGGCGGGCGCGGGGCGAGGTATAAACGTGGGTTTTTCTCCCAAACTATGCCAAAATCCCCCATTTTTTGCCGGGCGCGCAGAATGGACCCTCATGCAGCACCACGATTTGGAGTCAGGGCAGTAAGTGCACCAGTCGGGACGCTTGCAAATCCCACAAGGGAACTGTTTGGTAACTCGAACCCAAGTCATGCTGCCGTCCTCGCATCTTTATCCGCCTGCCACTTCGCAATTTGTTTGGCGATGATTGCCTGTCCCTGTCGGTACGCGACTTTGTTTGGGTCGCAGCCAGCGATGCGTAGCACCTTGCACTGCTTGTCGGAGAATGCGCGGCCATCGCGTGACACTCTGGAGGTGAATGGAATCTTTGAGGTGTTTCCGAATGGATCAACGTCCTGAGTTGAGTAATTTGAACGTGCAACCAAGTGACTTCGCCGCGCTTCCTTCTCCAATCGCGCACGCTCTGCTGCCTCTGCTCGCTTGCGCTCCAATTCAATCTCCGCATTAGTCATCGTGATCATAATGCGAACCGGCTTGCCACCATCCATCGCTTTTTTCTTCGCAGCTTCGGCAGCAGCTTCACTGACGTGACCGCCAAGAGCATCAACGCACGACACCATCTTGTGACGACCACTGTTGCCAACGAAATCCAGGATGCGGCAAAAGGGTTTTGCGCTGTCAGCAATCGCCTTGCGCCGATCATCTGCTGTTGGAATACCATCCACGATCCCCGGCAATGTGCGTGTGCTTCGCCCAATGATTTGGCAGTAGAGAGAGCGGCTCTTGGTGGGGCGAGCGACTGAAATCAATTCCACTTGAGGATTGTCGTAGCCCTCGGTGAGCACGCCGCAGTTGACGACCACCGACGTTTCTCCAATGAGAAATCGTTTCAAAATGTCGGCGCGTTTCCGTTTGTTGGTTTCACCGCACACCCACTCAACGCCGTCCATGGCACGTAGGAAGATGTTCGCGCACATCTCAGCTTGAGCCACCGACACGGTGAACACGATGGTTCTACGTGGAACTTTGTTGAGTGCCTTCAAATACTCACGCCACTGAGGAACAGGCACCGTGCTCAAAGTCTTTGGCGCAAGGCCAAAAATTGCCTCCAGCGTCGGCTGGCAAACGCCTTGAATGTTTTCCTCTGCTTCCATGACCTTCGCCAGATCGCCTTCGTTAAGATCCCCGCACGTCGTCCTGATGTGAGAGAAGTCCAGCGACTTTACCGACACGAACTGCTGGGTAATGTCCACCAGCCAGCCGTCGTTGATCGCGTCCAGAATTCCGTATTTGAATGCGCACGATTGAAACATCTGGCCAAGGGCAGCGCCATCCGAACGATCTGCTGTCGCAGTGACACCAAGCAACTTCGTTTCCTTGTTGCTGAGATAATAGCCGATGACTTCTTTCCATGATGCGGAGGTGCTGTGGTGACATTCGTCGGCAATCACCACGCCAAATTCATCACGCTTGAATCGCATGTAACGGCGGTGAAGTGCATCACCCGAAATCTGGCTTTGAATGGAGGACACGACGACCGGGCTGCGGTCGAAGATGTTGGTGCTCGCGTATTGTTCGGCCTTTTCAATCTGGCAACTTAGTCCGGTGACAGCCTCGATCTTCTCCTTTGCCTGAACGATTAGCTCATTGCGATGGGCGAGCACCAGTGCGCGGCGCGGGGCCATTGTCTTGATGACCTTGGCGAATATAATGGTCTTGCCGCAGCCAGTGGCCATCTCGACAAGTGTAGATTGAAACTTTTTCCACGCTTCGAAAATGGCGTTCTCACACTTCGTTTGGTACTCTCGCTCAATGAACATTTTCTCTCTCCTTTTTAAGATCGGCAGCACGCATCAGCATCATGTCTTTTATCTCTTTGCGGCTCTGGGTGTCCCATTGCCACTTGGAAATTAGGCCGGTTGAACGACAGAAATTGCATCCAGTTTCGCTCATTGATGGAACACCTTGGCATGTCGTGCAGACCGCATATGGTTTAGCTTCACTAATTAAAGAGCGCAATGAATCAAAGGTGTCAGCAATGGAATTGCTCACCTTTAACCACTGGTGGTCCTGCGCTTCACGACCAGTGACGACGATGGATTTTAGTTTGCTGATTTGGGTCAAAACATCTTGCACCTCTTGGCGGCGTTCCCAATAAGGAATTGCGTCGTCGGGAAGGGGGATTCCAATTTCATCATAATACACCTTTTTGAGTGTTTTAGGCTCTGGTTTTACCGAAACTCGTTTGTCCCCTTTGGGGACACTTTCGGTGTGATGACTTTGCTCTAATTGTTGACGCGCCAGCGTGAGGTTTTTGGGAGTAAGATCCCCGTTCTTTTCCGCTCTTTGTATAACCTCTGGACGATCTTTTTCTGGAACATCGATCAGCACTCTGGCTTGGGCCTGCTGGATAATTTTTTCTTTCAGATTATCTGGCAGAGCTTCAACCATCCCTGAACATTGAAGAAGCCGATAAACATGAGTTTTGCTAATTCCAATCGACTCACAGTAGTCTCTAAACGTGGAGTGATGTTTTTTCCAATAACCCTTGTCCCGATATTCAGTGAGAAGGTTTCCAAGTTCTATCGAGCAGTTTTCGAAATCTTTCCATTTGGACCTTATTTGACGGTCGAGCTTGGACGCAACTCGTTCTGAAAAAGCTGTTAGTGACTTCACATCAGTTGGTGGGTTCTTGAAATCCGATGCAGTCCAAAATTCTTGATGGATCGTGTTTCAGAATCGCCGCATCGTGCATAATGATTCTAGCTTTTTGTTCATCAAATCCAAAAGTGTCTCTACAGAAAGAGTCGAACGATGAGTGAGTGTCTTTCCAATGACCGTCGTCTTCCAACTCTTTTAAGGCGTCTCCCATCTTGATGGTTGATGAAACAAATCCATCTGCCGCCTTTTTCAATTTTTCAGTAAGTTCTTTGTGTCGTTCTTCGTTGCTCATCCCAACCTTTCAAATTCCGCGTTAATCTTCTCCGCTTCATACTCAGGAAATTGACCGGCGCTTGCCGCAGCTTTCATAATGATGAACGCATCAACCTCGCTCATCTCGAATTCGTTCTGTGTGAATTCATCAAAGCTGTCGTCGGACACTTCCCACAGCGCGTCGTGCCAGATTTTGAACAGCGCGACGGCTACTACGTTTTGATCGTTGCGAGGTTGTTCGAGAATGTCTTCGAGGCATTTGAGTTTGCGGTCGCGTTCAGCGAGGGTCACGGTGGTCCTTTCTGTAAATGGTGGACGAGGCGGGATTCGAACCCGTAACCGCACCGGAATCTTGCGGATTTCTCCCGCATTAAGTACCGCTGCGCTCTACCAATTAAGCTACTCGCCCATAAAATTCCCGAGACACCGCATCTATCCCGGCCAAGGGAGAAAGCGCAATCGAAGTAGCGCCCCCGCAAGATACGGTGCTCGGTAAAAGTGATTTTGTGAATGGCCGGAATCACTGCAACGAATTGTTACAAAATCATGGCGCAAATTGCAAGAACAAAATGCTTGATAGGCGAGGATTTATTTGAGAGTCTCCAACCGTCTAGTCATAGAAGAACGGTGTGCATAGAGGGAAAGCAACAGTCCGCGCTACTGAGTGGTAGCGCGGTTTTTATATGAACGACCAAGAGATTATCGACCGACTTCGGGGGCTTGCGTGGTGCTTAAAAGATCCAAGAGATTCAGCGTTTCTTAGGACTGTGGCCGACAGAATTGAGTTTGGTAAAACCCCTCCTAAGGAAATCATCACTCAGGTGCCACCGGCTGCAACTCCAACCGGCGCTTAACTGATTCTTCAATTCCACGCCCGGTTGCGCCAAGTGTGATGAGTGCTTTCGCTTCCTCATCCATCTTCTTGCGGTCGCCTTTACTGAACGCCTTGAAAAATTCGTCATAATGATGACCGCGAACAACCGACAGCGAACGCTTTAACACTTCTTCGGCAGGCACACCGTTGCGTTTGGCGGCGTCGGTGATCTGACTGGTCATTTCAGACAACGTGCCTTCTGACGGTTGCTGGCCACGCAACAGAGATTTAATCCGATTGGGATTGGTCGCCAGTTCGAACACGCTTTCATAAGCCTGCTGTGCTTTGTATTTGGTCATGCCCTTGCGAACGGGGGCAGAGAGCGCGAATTGATTTCCACGAAAGGTAAACGGCAACGCCTCAGTGCCAATGGCCTTGGCGCGTGATGGGAGGCTCTCCATAAAACTTTCGTGGTCTTGTTTCCACGGCGCTTTGAAATCGCCCTCGCTGCCCGTCACCTGCTCGAATATCATGGCAACTGGACGAGACGCTTTGGACAACACTTGCTTGTCGGGTTCGGTGAACCAATTGAGAATCTCCTGTGGTCGCTTGCCAAGGTTGACATAGTGACGTGTTGGGTCTTTAGGATCGGCCCATGGAAGTTTCCTCATCAGCGGCGTCACATCGACACGCATCTTCTGATTCAACTCATTGTCCCATGGAAAAGCCTTGTCTCCTTTCTTGTCGTCGCCAAACGCTTTGTAGATTGCGTATTGAGCGGCGGCAGTAGCCATTGCCAAGGCTGCAACTTCGGTGCCCCAAAAGCGGAGTCGTTTGCCAGCGCCAGCAAGACCTTCCTTTGGTGTTGGAAACGATTCTCTACCGGCAATGCGAGGTGCCTGCTCTCGCACGGTCGAGGCAACATCAGATAATCCAGGGACGCTGCGAAGGGTGGAAAGCGTCCAGTCGGGAGCAAGGAAGAATCTCGACAGCACTTTTCTCGTGCCGGGGTCCAACCAAAACTTGGTTTGCCATTCCTGACCGCCATAAGCGTCGTTCAAAAATGATGCGATGTTCTCTTTGACAGCCTTTACATCAGTTCCGGGTGGTGCGCCATCCAATGCTTTGGAAACCATATCGTTGTAGGTGATAATTTTGAACGCATCGTGAGTGTTTTTCCACAACCCTTCCTGACGCCATTGCTGAATGTCGCGTGCGAGCCGTGTTGCTTTTCCAAGAACGGGAACATCGCGTAATCGTGCGGCGTTCTTCTCAAGAAATGTGCGGGCGTTGTGTTGATAGGCTTCGCTATCGGTGTAGGAGAATTTCAATCCGTGTTCGGCGGCGTCAGAAACAGCTTCTTCATTTTGTAAAAGCTCTTTTCCAAGTCCACGGGTTGAAACAAACACTTGGCGTTCTCCGGTGATTGGGTGACGTTCGAATAAACGAACCAATCCTCGCAGTGGATTAGCCAAGGTCGATTGCGATCCAACGGCGGCACTTCTGAGTGTAAGGTCGTGGAATAGTGAGAAGGCAAACGCATTTGCTCGTGTGAACCCATTGATAGCATCATAAGCTTTTCCCAAGTCGCCTGATTGTGGAGCTTCCAAAATCTGACGGGCAGAACGCCAAATGTCAGGGTGAATTGCCGCGCCACCCCGCCACAGCATCAAACCACTGGGAGTTTGTCGGGCATACACTCGTTGGATGAGTGGATTGTTGGTGACTTCCCATCCAGCAGGAGCGTCCTTCGCCGGAACAACAACGTCCTGACCAGCGCCAGTCTTAATGTCCTTGAGCTTCGCAACGAATTTACGGTTTGTAGCCACCTGCCAGTTGATTCGTGAATTCAATTCGTAAGTCACGGCAGGGTCTTGAGTGATGGGGGTGAGTCCCATGTCAACCGCCTCTTTCAACGTGGGCAACTTGCGTTGCTTTGCGTGCGGAGATTCTTTAGCCCAACGTGATACTGCGGCCTGACGTTTGGCCGCGTTGTCCACATAGAAGTGGCCAAGATAATCTTCAAGGAATTTAAGGTACTCACCTTCCTCACTGTCCTTGAGATATTTGTTAATCTCCTGACGCTCCAACTCCTGACGAAAACGGTAGTCTTTGGCCAATCGTTCCTTGTCTGGAGTCATTCTTGTTCGAACGCGGTCGATGGTGTCACCGGGTTTCTCCAAATTGCCGATGCCTTCAACAAAAGCGCCAACGTCATTACGGTCTGATTGGCTTCCAACCAACTTTCTCCAGTTATCGCCAACGATGCGTGCCTTTTGAACTTTGGACTCGAATGTTCTGACCGCATCTTTCACCAATCCTTCGGCGGCAACTGCCGCTACACGCTCTCGCGCTGGAGGTGGAAGGACTGGCGCTGCTGGAACTTGTCCGGGCAAGGCCGTTCCAGGTTGTGGTGGAGTGCCAGTGATACCCGCCAGTTGCTTCTTGAGCGTGGGGTCTGGTGGTTTGGGAATGACATTACCACTGACGACACCTTTCACCACATCAGCAGTGTTTTGGTCTTTTGCCAATGACGCTTCAAACCCTTTAGTGAACTTCGGAGCCATGGCCGCAGCACGGTCGCGGTCGTGCGCGTAGAGTGAGAAGTAATCGGCAATCAATTCGGTAGCACGTTTGCGATAGGCAACGTGTCCTTTGCTGCCGGTCATTGGTCCACGCATCAACTCACTTACTTTGGTAAGTTCTGAGGTGATTTCTTTTGGCGTGCCGGTGCCAACCCGCGCAGCCAAACTCTTTTGGCTCTCACCGAAGTTAATTTGCGGCCACAAAATTCCATCAAGGCTATGACCAATCTCGTGGGCGACGGTGTTTTGATTTCGAATGTCACCAACTTCAATTTTGTCGGCCTGTTTGATGCCAGCGAGTTTGGTGCGAACGAATTGGCCAAGAACACCCGGACGAAGTGTGGCGCGACTACGGACGAGAGCGCCAAGTTGACGAGATGCCTCCATCAAATCAGCGGCGAAAGTCGGTCCACGGTCAGGGACTCCAACGGGAAGGCCGTGAGTGGGTGTTGTTTGGGATGCGAGAACTGTTTCAGTGGGAGCGGCTTCTTTTGGTCGTTCAAAGGAAGTGCCAATGCGTTTTGAATTCTTCTCCAACCAATTAGCAACTTCGGGATTTTTCTTCCAATCAAGAGGACGCTCGCCAAGTTCTGTCTTGCCAGCTTCTTCCGCCCATCCTCCAGTATTGGTTGCGACTTCAATCGCCTCGCGTGGTAGCTGTAGCTTGTTGGACAGAATCAACGCCTGATTCATCAGCGACTCTTTTTTGGCAGGATCGGTTTCAGTCCTCACCTGTTCCAAAAGGTCTTGGCGTTCTTTGTAAAGCTGTTCACGAAGTGCAGCTAATTTCTCCAAGTCATCGACTGACTTAACGGCCATTCCAGCCTCAGTCGAGTTATGGTTGTTGGCCTTTGCATTTGGATCGCGGATTACATTTTCGAGAGTGGTGGCAGGTGTTACTTCTTTTTGTATCCCCCCTTCGGTTTGTAACTGAACTCGTGACTCACCTTCTTTGATGGGCACTTCCCCTTCGCCCTGCCGGGGTTGTGGTAACACATCGCCATAAATTTCTGCTGCTTTTTGCTGAGTGCTGGCATTTTCTTCCTTTGGTTGTGCAGTCGGTATAACTGCGGTTTGTTCACTTGGTAACGCTCCTAATTTTCCAGCAACGGGTTCAGCCAGTCCGTGCTTAACACCCAATCCCACAAACGTGGTGTTAGCCACGGCATTGGCTGTCAGTTCTGAAATCTTTTCGTAATCGCGTTGGTCTTCTGGTTTGCCAAGTTCTTCCCCCAATTGTTTGGCAATTTCTGGAACATCTTTAGCCATTTGTGCGGCAAATCCTAATGCAACCGTTCTTCCCACTGCCGCAGGAAGCGATCCAATTCCAAGTGTGGCTATTCCGATTGGTGAGGTGAAAAAGTTAGCAGTGTCCGCTGCTGCGTGCTGAACGCCTGTTGCAACAGCTACAGCCTTGTCTGATGGAACAGCCTTGGCCACAGCTTCAAGGGCGGGCTGTTTTGGAGCGACTGCTGTTGAACCTTCTGGAGTCTCAATTATTTCGTCTGGAGTTTCCTCAATGCGCTGACGGGCCAATGCAGCAGGCAGAGACAAAATCCTTCCCATTGTTTCCTGACCGATTTTGGGAATGAGATTAACTATCGGTTTACTGAGTGCGGTGAGTGGATGTGACTGCGCTAGAGCTTCCTGAGTGTCCTGTTCAGTGGGTGGAATTAAGGCAAGGTCTGACGAAAACTTAGGCAACCCACTTGGTTTGAAATCCTCCTCAGTGAAATCGAACTTACTTTTCGGCGCGAAGTCTTCTTCTGTGAAATTGAATGCCACGGAACACCATTACTGCATTTCCTTCATCACCGCATCAATGATTTGTTCTTTAGTCCAATCTGGATGAGCTATTCCCAATGCGTGAGCGCGAGTAATTTTGTCCGTGCTGTTGGTTGGAGGCGGCTGCAATTTCGGTCGCTTGATGGCTTCAATGCGCTGATTGATTTCATTCAGCTTATCCTGTTGAGCCTTCTGCTCCTCGGGCTTCATGGGGGAAATTTGATTCATCAATCGGTCGCCCATGCCTTTGGTTAGCAAATCCCGCTCATGTCGAAGGTCTTTCAAATCCTCGGTGTCGGACTTGCTGAGTCCAACTGGCGCGGGAGGCGTATAAACCTGTCGAGTTGTGCCAGTTTTCGGATCGTATTCGATGAGTGGGAATTTTCCTTCTCGGATAAGAGGCTTTGCTTCCGTGCCTTCTTTCAGTTGTGTGCGTCCAACAGCACTCAACACACTCGCTGCCACTGGATTGCGCTGATACGCCTCCATCACAGGCACACCAGCAGCAACGTCACGAGCAAAACCTTGTTCGCGCTGAAATTGCAAAGCAGCATTGCGAGCTTTTTCATCCGCAGCTTTTTGAACTTCTTCCAATCGTCCTTGAGCAAGGCCAAGTGTGGCAGTCTTGTAGGCCGCATCAATGTTCATCGCCTGCTGTTGGCGCAACTGCTGTTGTTTGGCAACCTCTTGGCGAGCCTGAAACTCCATTTGAGATTGCTCTGCTGCCTGCTGCAATCGCGCTTGCTCCAATCCAGCAGCTTGTTTGAGGCGCATTGCCTCCATGCCCTGACGTGCAGCATCACTCTGTTGTTCCTGTTGGAGTCGAGCCACGCCAAGACCCGCAGAAGCTCCGGATGATATGCCAGCTTCGGCATCAACACCGCGAACCCATGGAGGTAATGAACCAAGTGGCATTAGTAAACAAACTTCATTGTTTTCTTCGTTTTGTTTATTCTTTGAACTTTGTAATGATGGTTTTTAAACTTCATTGGCTTCTGCCCTTGGCGTTTCTTTAATTCAGTGATGCAAGTACCTGTGAAAAAGCATTGATATTCAGAACCGCAATCCGGCCCTCCAACAATCTCAAAAGTGTAATCAGGTGGCATCATCCACCTCCTGCGGCGATTGCTTCCTCATCACTGATGCCGGGATAGAAGCCACCAAGGTCAGGGAATCCGCTGAATAGATTCGAGCGTGGTCCAGTGGCGAAACCAGCGTTCCATGGCGCTGATGCTCCCGGCCAACCCCCTGGTGGTGGAGAGGCTGTGGCTACAGCCGTGCCGTAACCTTGCTGACTACTCATGTCGTATGATGGAAATCCAAGTGCGTCTGTTCCCGGCAACACCCCACCGGCACCGGCGTAAGTTCTTCCAATAGTGGCTCCGTAGGGAGCGGGGCCAAGCGTCCCACCTCCCGGCCAACGTCCGACATTGCCATAGCCACCAGCGCCCGAAGTATATTGAAATCCCTTGAGCCATTGATTGAACTGCTCTTGTGCCGCGAGCTTTGGATCTGGTGCCGCCGCAAGGTCCGCATTGTGAGCAGCAATCTCAGCGGCTAATCCAGGTGAGGTCATCGTTGGGCCTAATGCGCCGACTTGGGCAAGATAATTCTGAACGCCTTTCTGTTGTTGACCTTCACTGAAACCGGCGATGTTTCCAAATAGTTGATTTGTCTCAAGCCCAGACCCCGGCATACCACTGGCGACACCGAATTGAGCAGCGCCAGTCTTGAGCGCATTCAGCGTCATTGGAGAAACAGTGCCCGCAAGCTGGCTACTGATGACATTGCCTGTGCCTGTGGTGTTGCCTGAGAAACCCGGCACCTGACCCAATTGTGTGAACAGGTTTGGAGGAAGATTTATGGGACTTGGGACGGTTCCAAAACCCGTTCGACCACCGCCGCTTGTTGAAATTCCGAATGGCATAAATCACTATTGCATAGAAATGCGTCTGCGTTCGAGGCGGGCAGTCCCAAAGGGCGCAAACCGCACCGGGATCGTGTCGATGGGGAGCTTGTTTCGAAGTTGCAGATTAAGTGCGCGAATCGCCCTTGCCATCATCGTCTGCGCTCCAATGCTGTCGAACGCGTCTCCCAATTTTATTGACTGAATCGCCAAAGCCAACGCTTCGATGCTATCAATCTGAACCTCATCGTCATCGTGAACGACTGGTATGAATTGGATTTTTACGAACGCTGAGATTTGAGTAGGCCAATTATCGCAGTTGGTTCCGCAGCCAGACTGAATAATTCTTGATGTTCGATATTCAGGAGAGGTTTCGGATGGGGAATATGTTGCCAATGGATAGAGATGAAGACCGTCCCACTGATAACCGTACGTCACCCCATCTGTGGGGTCTTTAATCACTCTATCAACGTTGTCGAAAGCAATTGTGGTTGTAACGAACGGTATGGCGAGTGTGACAACAAGGCCCGGTTGAATAGTGCCATCCGCTCTTGTGGTTAATACTTCAACACCCGCACTTTTTCCGAAAATCGTGATCGTTTTTCCAGCATCGCTTGGTTGGGTTATATAGAATCTCAGAAAGCGCGGCAAAAGGCAGGGGATTTGATTGAAGACTGGAGACGTTCCTGTATCAGCCAATGCCAAGTCGCTAGCACATGAAAAACTACCAGTCCTGTTCCACAGGCCAACGTGCTCTGGCAAAACGCTGCCGAATGAGAACCATTGATTCTTGGGTGGAATAGAACCGCCACAGTGGTTAAGGGCAAGCACTGTTCCGACTTGTCTTGGAAAAGTCAGGCATTGATTATAAATGCAACCACGCATCACCTTCACGGTTCCCCACCAATTACCAGCATCCATTAACTCGTTAACTCCGTCGTTCAAAAGATCAACAAATTCAGGAGAGCTTGTGCAGACACCTGAGATGCGTTTCAAACGTGAATTTTTGGCGGCACCTAATGTCAGCATGGCAAAGCCTCAATAGTCCTGATTGTTCGGTTGGTCAATCTAATTAACATGGTGCTGGAAACCCGCAACCTACGAACACATCAACCCGTCTGTCGAATCCAGCATTGGGATTCGGATCGGTGTATATGACATATCCTTGATACTTTACTTTGAACGGAAGCACAGTCGGAGGACCAAGGGCGTTTAAGCACGGAGCCTGAGCCAATGGAGCGATTGTGGCGAATATGGAATTTTGGTAAGCAACTCCAGCACTACTGCAAAGCTGAAAGGTAGATGAGTCAAAAGTAATGATGGCCGATTGGTTGTGAACCTGAACCAAAATTAAACTGCCCGGATCTTGAGTTGTGTGTGTTATCGAACAGGAAATTTTAAACGCCGGACAAATCACATCAATGGCCTGAGCGTTGAGATTCGCCTTGAGAGCGGCGGTCGCAGAATCAATCTGCCCTTGATTAAGTCCAGTGATGTTCAGGTCTTGGCAAAACTGATTGGCGGCGATTGTGACTGGACCAAATCCTGGACAGCAAATTGTCTGGCCATCGTTGCAAACTGAAATTGAATCGGAGCCAGTGTTGCAGTTGACTCCCGGCACCAAGAGGGCGTTGCACAGAGCTTGTTGGCCTGCCCACTCCGCTTGCATTGATTGCGCGGCGGCAGCGATTTGCGATTGAGTGGCAGTGGCGTCTAGTGTGCGCGTGATGAGCGCAGAGCACCCTTGAAGGCGAAGGATGATTGGAGCACCGGGTTCGGGAATTGGAGGCACGACTGGCGGAATGGTCGATGCGAGGATAGAGATGGTGCGAGGGAATGTACCGACGGGGCAAAAACACAGCGGGGGGCAAGTAACTTGGAAGCTGTAGTCCAATTGCGAATATAAAGCCGAATCGATCCCAGTCTCCAAATCGTCTGGGTTTTCACACCCGAGTCCAATACACGGCCTACAAATCATATTTATCTTGCACAACGCAATGTTTTGTGTAGCATTGTGATGTATGTCATATAAACACTACTCTAAATGCACCGACTGCGGCAAATCTATTCGTCAAAGGCGAGCTATTAGATGCAGGGATTGTTACCATAAATGGAATCGAGGCAAAAACCATCCATGTTTCAAAACCGGAATTTGGCTCAACGGTGGCTACATATACGTTAGAGATTCACTTCATCCATATTCCGATGGAAGGGGATATGTCGCGGAACACCGCTTGATAATGGAGAAAAAAATTGGACGACACCTATTGCCAGAAGAAGTGGTGCATCATGTAAACGGAGTTAAAAACGACAACCGGATTGAAAATTTAGTTTTAACTAGTCGTCGTACTCATATGTTTCTCCACCGAACTCAATTGGAATGCAAGGTATGTGGAGTTAAGGCGAATCAGGGATTTTACATTTGCAAGGGATTGTGCCCAAAGCACTACCAAGATGAGTGGAGAAAAAACAGAGGAGTGCCGGAAAGGGGTCTTGGAAAATGCAAAGTATGCGGCAGTGAAACAAGGGTTATTCGTGGCTATTGCAAAGCGCATTACGAATCAAGAAGAAGGAGGGGGCTTGTTCCTGTTTTGAAAAGGGATAAGAACGGGTTTAGAAAATATCCCAAAGAGGAGCTGGAGTCGCGTAAGCTTAATTGGAAACTCGCAAAACAGATGTTAAAAACTTAATCAACAAATTGGATCGCACGCAGGCTTTGCGAACGTAGCCTCAGGAATAATTACCGCCGCAAACCGTGCTCCTATAAATTCACATTGACCTGTCACCACCAACTTGAACTGGTACGAGTAGCCTTGATTGAGCGGCCTGTTAGTGGACGGATCGCAGGGCGTTGATGAGGGTGAACCCATGCCCATCCTCGGACGAAACTGGGGTTTATTTATGTCAGTCGAAGTACCCGCATTCTTCACAGCACATTCACTCCAATTGAGCCATGGTATCCAACACGGATATTGATCGGGTTTGTAAAACGCCTGAAAATCAACTCTCCCAATCAAGTTATCCACCATGATTTCGCCATTGACCAAACTTTTGAACGTCCTGCGTGCCGGATCGGTTTCTCTGAAAATAGTTGGGGACTCAAACCACCATTCTATTGCCTGCACACCGTTGTCTCCGATGATTGGCAGGTTATTTTGATTCTGAACATCTGCGGCTGCCGATGGCATCAATTCCCAAAGCTCGGTTGTGGCCAGCACTGAGTTATACACAAATTGATAACAACGCTCCACCAGTGAGAATTGCCCGATGAGAATTTGGAAAATGTTCATCCCCGGCCAAACCCCATCGTAAGCGGGTGGATGCTTGTCCCTCACTGTCGTTATCAAATCCGTGTTGAGTGCAATTAACGCCTGAAAATAAACACCTTGAGGAGTTGAAATCGGGCTGGCGGTCATCAGCGTGCGATTGTCGAAGAAAACTCCGCTGCCATATTGCAGCAACGCCTGATTGTCGCGGCTCAACACGCGCTCAACTTCATGACTGATTGGGGTTCTAATCCAACTGTTGAAATCTTGAGTTGAAAGAATCAACGAACGAATCCCATCCATCGAACGCGAATGAGTGTCACTGTTGACGATGTAAGTGTTGTTCTGACCAAGGCCACCGTTGCCGATTGCTGCCTCAGTGAGAATGGGATTGGTCAGCGATTGCCATGTCAGTCGGTCTATCGGTGCATTACAGCTAAAGACGTGGGTTGGCGTGTAAATCATCAACGGCCCTTGGCCAAGAGCAACGTCCAATTGAGCGGTGAAGATGATTGCCTTAATGTCACCAATGGAACCCGGCACGGTGAATATCCCACCTCCGACAAGGTAATCATTCTCGGTGACGTTCAGAATCGAATCCCGATAATCAAGAGCTTTGGTTCCGCTTGGTCCGTGGACAATATCGCCAGCGATGAAGTCTTTGCCATTGGCCAACACCATCCAAACACGACCACGACCGTAGGCCATCATTCGGCCAATGGGGAATTGGCGAACGGCTACTGTTGGTGGAGAGGTTAATATCGATCCCGCCGCAACCGGAATGGCGAGAGGGGTGATTATGTTGAGAGTAACTTGAATGTTTGGAGTCCCGGCCCCATTGAGCACGGTTCCAGAGATTGCCAACGTGCTTCCTCCGTTGATAACGAATAGATCGCCATTTGCTCCAGTGAAATTGCTGGTGAGATTTATTGTGATGTTCGGTGGGGGTGGAGGCGGATTGGAAAGGATATTGTAACCTCCCGGAATGAAAAACTTAGTCAAAGTTGTGAAAGTTGGAGAAGGCGCAGGAGTGCCGTTTGAACGAGCAGTCGTCGTCCCATTAAAAAACACCGGAAGGTTAATCCCATCATTCCAAATCACATAGTTCTCTGCCTGAATCAACCACGCTTGAAGGGCTGTAGCACTCTGTGGATTGCCCCCAGTAATGTCGGTGACAGTGGCGACGGTGCCGATGGGCGTAAACTGATACAATCGCCCCGCAATTGAAGCTACGAGTGTTTCACTACCTGCGTCGGGCTTATAATATGTGCTGCCCTGATACAGTCCTTTAGTGACTGCCGTTTGAATCGCCTGACTTGGAAAATTGAGCGTGAGAATCCGTCGTGGTGGTCGGGGGTGAATTAACGAACCGCGAGTGGTGAGATTGGACCCCCATGCGAGTTGATTGCGCGGAAGTAAAAGCGGCGAGATGCCTGCGTTCATTCCCGCATCGAAGCCGCTTAGACTATCAAAAATTGTGTTTGCCGAAAACTGGCTAGATTGTGGGGGCGGCATAAGTCCATTTGAATCCGTGTGTTATTTTGGACTTTCCTTGAAGGCAATGACTGACTGCCGATATGGGCATTCCTAATTGCCTGCCTGCCTCGGATGAAGATGGAAAAGTTTTCAATTCTTTACCGTCCAACGACCACTGCGTTACGGGCTTAGAGCATTTGACATTTGGCACGCCTCGATGAGCGGCTCCAATTTTTGCCTTTCCTTCTTCTGTCATCTTAAATCCCAACGGAGATTTGGAATTTGGATTGATATTGAAGCCATGTTCAATCTGGTAAGATTGGTAGAAATCCATCCAGAATTGTTCCCGCTCTCTAAGTGTTGAAGCGTCGCGTATTTCCTCAATGACGAAAAACTCCAAACACTCGGGATTTTCATTATGCAATTGTTGAAGATACCGATTGCAGTGCTCTTTTTTATTCAGCTTATACTTATGGGTGGAATAGCGGTCATATAAATCTTTAGCACCGCCTACGTAAAGTCTGCCGTCAGAATTGCATATAATTCCGTAGACACCGCATTTTCCAGATTTGGGAATCAAACAATGCGGAAAGACTTTTCGATTATCTCTATTTGGATTTATCTTTCTGGCACTCATTAACTCAACCGAAGTGGCACTGCCTCAAGGCTACCCGCATCGACCGTCAACGCGCCTCCAGTGATCGCAACATCGACCAAAATGAAAAGTTGTAGATGGTCCCCGGCAACGCCAGCAGTGTATTTGAATGGTGGTATGACTAAGAAATGAGTTGGAAAACTTCCTGCTGCTGTGTTTTGTGTGTGGAGAACTCCGCTCACAATGTTCAAAGCTTGAGTGATATTTCGAATAGTGACAGTAATTGTTCTTGGTGCTGCCGCGAAAGTAACTGCGGCCATGTCTATAGAAACAAACCCACGCAATTGCAAAGCGCCAGTTCCAAGAAGACCCGCTGGCAATTGAACATCTATTGCTCCAACCTGAAGACTTGCCGCAGTGATTGCCTGAGCAAGTGCAGCACCACTGGACACCACTGAATCTTGCCCCAATGCTAAACTGATTTGAGCCGCAGCCTTCGTAATTGCATTGGTGCCGCCTTGCGCGATTGTCAACGGCACTGCTGGCAGAAACCCAATCGGCGCAACCAACGCGCCGCTGCTTACCGTCAATCCTTGGTCAACTGTTCTGAGATTCTTGACCGTGATTGTATTCGGAGATGGTATCGCTGTGATGATGCCCGACCATGGACCCGGATTTGCGAGCACCGCACCCGGCCCTTGACCAACGATAATGTCAGTGCCTACGACGAACATGACGGAGCTTGCCACTGAAATACTAAAGGCCGTAGTCGTGTCACCGGGAGTCGGTCCGAACTGAGCGGTGGTTATAGTTGTTGCGGAAGTTCCATTAGTCCCAGCAGCACCATTACTTCCCGCTGGACCTTGCGGCCCCGGTATGGATAAGGGGGCTATCTGTGATTGGCAAACCGGGCAGCATCCAGCTAAGTCGGACATATCTCGACTGTGGACCTGTCAGGAGGTATCGTCAACTTCAATGCCGCGTGAAAAGTATGGCGTAAATTGGAGCGATGAGGTTACTGACGCTCAGATCGAAAGAACTTTAATCCAAGATGGAGGTTTTTTTGAATACAAAGGGGTTAAGGTTGGCAACGGATTGATGTTTCATTTCAAGGAATACTGGAAACTGCTTTGGCCAGATGATTCTCAGACGTGGTGGACGGATTTAATTCTCAAAACCATTCTTGAAAATCAATTCGTGTCGTTGGTTGGGCCAGCCTCAAGTTGGAAGACTGGAACTGTCTCACGTATCGCACTCATGGATTGGTCGTGTTTCCCTGAATGCACAACCGTCCTGCAAAGCTCAACCACAATGAACGAGCTTCGGCAGCGCATTTACGCTGAGACAACCAAGATGTGGCATTCGGCAAAAATGCTGCACCCATGGTTTCCCGGTAATCCCATCGACAGCAAGTGCGTCATCACTAATGGAAACATTGCAGAAGAACTTGCACGCGACCTTCGTGATTCAATTGTTGGCGTTCCGTGCAAAGCCTCCACTGGAAAGTTTGTGGGTATGGGCGCTTATTCTGGACGCAAAAACCGTCGTCTGTGGTGTATTGCCGATGAATTTCAGTTCATGGAGTTGGCGATATTAAACGCACAAGACAATCTCATCAGCAACGGGCCAAATTTGGTTCCCGGAGTTATCACTGACAAGGATAGTCCCGAAGTTGGAAAGCCGCTACGTGGTTACAAGTGTATTTTCATTGCTAATACCAATCCATCTCGACCAGGCAATCCCACCGATGTTGTTTCCGAACCGGAGCATGGTTGGGGTTCCATCAAAGAAGACGGCAAGACGAAGGTTTGGAAGTGCAAGAAGCTCATAAACCATCCCGTTCAATGCGTGTGTATCAATTTGGACGCCATGGATTCTCCAAATACTCCGTATCCGGTTGATAATCCACGGTGGCCTCATCTTGCCGGTCCAAACAAACTTGGCGCATACACCGAAGGATCTGAATCGTATTGGTCACAAGGTCGTGGGTCTTTCAAGTTCGGACTGGCGGCATTCAAAATTATCACACCTGAAATCTGCGAACAGTTCAGTGCATTTCAGGATTTAATTTGGGAAGGGGCACCAACAACCAAGATCGGAATGGTGGACGCTTCTTACGGAGGTGGTGATCGTTGTCCTGTCGGTTGGCTGGAATTTGGAAAATGCGTTGACGGGAAAATAAGAATCAAATTCAACCAGTATTGGTTGGTGCCAATCATCGTCAACCCCGAGGTATCACCAGAATATCAGATCGCGATGTTTACCAAGGCCAAGATGGAAGAAGTTGGAGTGCCTCCAGAGAATTTCTTTTTTGACGGTCGCGGAAGTTTTGCAATGGCCATGGCCGCAGTCTGGAGTCCCAGGGTGAATGCCGTTGAGTTTGGTGGGCCAGCTACTAATCGCCCTGTTGGTGGCGACATTTACACGATTGATAAAGAGAGTAAACAAAAGCGGTTGAAATTGTGCAACGAGCACTACTCAAAGTTTGTATCCGAATTGTGGTTTAGTTGGCTTTACGCAACACAAGCCGACCAGATTCGCGGTATGCAGCGTGACATTGTGGCCGACGCTCATCCGCGTGAGTGGTATAAAGTTGCTGGCGACAGAATGGAGATTGAGCCAAAGGACGTGATGAAGAAACGAACGGGTTGCAGCCCCGACTTGGCGGATATGGCTGCAATTGGAATTGAAGGCGCACGACGACGTGGATTTGTCATCGGCACACTAGCCAACAAGACGCTGATTCGAAGGGATATGAGATGGCTTGACGACCTTGCGGCTAAGAGCCAGAAGTTGAGGGAGGCGCATCAGTTGAAGCAGGTGGCGTAGAATCATCATCATGTTGGCTGCTGAACCGCAATCTTCCATCTTCAAAGATTAGCGCACTGGCATCGTCAGCCTCTTGATAATAGGTCATTCCACTATCAGCCCAAATGTGGAGATCGCCGTATTTTTTAATAGCTTCTTCAAGCTTTTTTATAGCCTCACTTGCTCTCATAATCCCCTCGCCTGAACAAACCATTCTGGAATCGTTACCATGTGCTCATTTTGACGGCGCGTCGTATGTTCGATTACCGATAGGGGTATCCAAAGCATGTCTTCACGTTGCGGATTGCGCTCAGGAGGCACACGCGAATAGAGGCGAGCCTTATCGGTGTCGCTTACAAACCACAACCGTATGGTGGAAGTGGAGTCGCTCATACAGGTCTAAAAATCGCGATACACGACGGAAATGGAGCGCATTGAGGCTTCCCGGTCTTCTTTGACACTGCCGGTTTGCCATTCTCCCAAAATGTTACCCTGCCCGGAATGAACCGCACTTCAACACCCGGCCTGAATCTCCACAACTTGGCGTCGTAGATGTACGTGTGCCAAGCTTTGGTGTCAGTGCGCGAGGGGATGAGCATGACGCAGGTCATGCCTTTCTTGGCTTCGGTAGCGTTCTTTGCAATCCACGCCTTGAGGTTTGAATATGGCGGGTTGCACCAAGATGACTTGTAGCCAGCAGTGGTCCATTCTTCGATCAACCCATCCACTCGTTCAGAAATATAAATCTGACACTTCCTGTTCTCATTTGAGGCGCACACGTCAATGTCAAAATCAAACTCCGCATCCAATGGATCGAATATCTCAGGAGGTGTCTCCCACTCGTCTTTGTTGGAACTATAGTGGACGGCATTCATTCCCGTTCAACTCTCGCTGTCAAAATGTCCACAATTCTCTCTGCCAGTGTCTTGCCTGATTGGACGGCACTGAGCTTGATTTTCTTGTGAACTTCGGCGGGAATCTTAACTCGAATTTGTTTGTAGGTTTTTGCCATGAACGCAACCGTATCACCTTGCGCAATAAAGTCAACAATTATATTGACAGAGAATTACGGTTGGTGTAAACCATCGGAATGTTGAGAATTAAAAACAAGCGAGCCAATGTCCCGAATGGCTACTTATACGTTCAGCGCGAGACAGGTTTCGACATATCCAAGGTGATGCCTTACACGAACAACGACTTCTACGCTGTGGCACAGGCCATTCGTCAGCATCGCATGGCGAATCCGCAGTTTAAGTTGAGCACGAGTATGCCAGCCATAGAGGAGGAACTTGAGCGCGTGAACGTTGCTCGCATCGCTGCGATTCCAGGGGCCAGCGACGTGTATTTGATGGACGTGGGAGGATCGGCGTCTTTTCACCAAGCCCCGACACCAAGCTTGCTGCTGCCTGCTGCGGTAAAAAGCCTTAATGCCGGGGCGCGAACAATTTTGGACTTCGAAGAATCTGGAGAACCTCCAGTATCCAATGAACAAGCAACCAAACGTGCGGAGATTTGCGTTACTTGCCCAAAGAATGAAACTGGCGGGTTGTCTCGCTTCTTCACCATACCCGCGTCAGAGCTTATTAAGAAGCAACTGGAGCGAGCGCATGAGATGAAGCTGACGACGGCGCTGGATAATCAACTCAACGTATGTTCAGCCTGTTTTTGTCCTTTGAAGCTCAAGATTTTTTTTCCAATTAAGTTTATCTTGGCTCACATGAGTGAGGAAGTTAAGGCGAAGTTGGACCAACGGTGCTGGATAACGAAGGAGGCTATATGACAAACGAAACCCCCACCCCATCAGAGCAGAGCAAAGCGATGGCTGATATGTTTCAGAAGATGGCTACATACGGAGGTGGCCCCGCTCATCCAATGCAAGTGGAGGTTGGTAAAACTGAAAGCGGAGAACCTACGATTTGGTTCTCAATGGGCATGACGAAACGTGAACGATTCGCAATGGCTGCAATGCAGGGTTGGTTAGCCTCGTATGGCGATAATAGACAGTTTCCATTGGATGCCGAACAGGAAGACCTCGCTGCAAGATGTTGCCAGATGGCTGATGCACTGCTTGAAAGGTTGAAGAAATGAATTCTCGCAGGCCAAAGGTGTGGCGCACTGAGGATGAAATCATCGCCGCCATCGACCGCACGAAGCGCATGGCTGAACGGAAGCTAAAGAAGTCGCAGGAGCTTGCGGAAAAGGTCAAAGAGAAGTTCGGAAGATGTGAGGCACTTCGGTTTGAGCTAATGCAGTCGAAACTGACTGGCTATCAACGCGAGTCCTTTGAGGGCAAGATTCGCTCTGCTGAAATTACAGCGGCGAAGGAAAAGGACAAAGCTGATGCGTATGCTGCTGCCTACCACCGCGCAATCAATTCAACACTTCCAAGGTTGGTTAAAGTTCTCAGCGCGTTCAGGACAGGGACGTTTAGTGAGGTGTTGGGGGAATATAAATCCATGGCAGTGAAATGAAATGCTTGACAACCAAATCGGGTTAGGTAATATGAGCACGAATGGAACAATTTCAGCCTATCTGTCCAGAATTGGCCGGAAGGGTGGAAGTTCCACGTCTGCTGCCAAGAGAGCCGCTGTTAGAAAGAATGGACAACTTGGCGGCAGGCCCAAAGGCAGTGTCGGAAAGAATCCGTTTAAGAAGGGCCGCAAAGAAACGGTGGCGGGACAAAAATCCAGGATACTCGGTAAATTGGGAACGGGAATACAAGAAAAAGAATCCAGAACTTTACAAGGCTAGAACTAAAGAAAGAAATGACCTTAGAGCCAACAAAAAGAAATTTGGAGACAAAAGACTTAACAGAATCATCACTCAATGGAGGCATGAGTCATCTTTTTATTGCTACTACTGCCAGAAGCAATTTCCGACACAGGAACTTCAAGTTGACCACATTGTTCCTTACTCAAAAGGCGGAAATCACACCACGGATAATGTTTGCAAGGCTTGTTCCAAATGTAATGAACCTAAAGGCGAATTATCTCTGAGTGAATTGGTATTTTGCGGACAATTACTCCTGTCTTTGTGACTCATATTTTTGACACAACTCTGATTTCGGTTGATTGCACTGACAAAGTGAATCTGGCGAGCCGTGCAATTAAAAGGACGTTGGAGCAATGCGAGTTTCCCGCTGTTAAATTACTCACTCACGATTTATCCCAACCGTTTGCGGTAAAGATTCCACGCATCACAGGGCTTGATGGATACAGCAAATTTATGATGCGAGAGCTTCATAAGTATGTGGGCACATCTCACGCATTGATTGTCCAGTGGGACGGTTTCCCGATTCATGCCGAATCGTGGACTGATGAATTCTTGCGGTATGACTTTGGTGGGGCACCATTCCAGCCAAGTGACACGGTGGGGAATGGCGGTTTTGGAATTAGATCGAAGCGTTTGATGGAGGCCTGCTCAAAGCTTCCCGAGGGCGAGGACCACGCTGAAGACGCCGCAATATCGGTGAGGTTTAGAAAAGACCTTGAATCTCAAGGCATGAAGTTCATGCCCGCTCCGTTGGCTCGTCGCTTGTCGTTTGAGGGACGCGCTTATGACGGGAAGGAATGGCAAGGCATACCGAACAAGTGGAGCAATTCTTTCGGGTTTCATTCGATGCTCTCGGTTATTCCACGAGAAAAGAAACCGTGCAAAGTCTATTGCCATTCTGGGGACGCGGGGGATTGCGTGTACGCACTTCCAGTCATCAAGGCTCTTGGCGAAGGTGTTCTATTCCTGACGCCGTTTAATCGTTATCCCCACCCACTCGACTCACGATGGACACGGACGGGCGGATCGCCTGAATTTATGGACAATCTGCGGCCACTATTCGAAGCGCAGCCATATATTTGGAAGGTCCAATACACACATGGTTTTCCCTTTAGCACAGATTACGACCTTAACCGCTTCCGCATTCCGTGGAAGCAACGCAGCGCCAAGGACAACGATTCAATCCTCAAGCTGCACATGGATGCGTTCAACCTGCCGATGCCAACGGAACCGTGGTTGACAGTTCCAAAGTCGATTCCGTTTGGCGGAAGACCCATCGTGGTCAACCGGACTCAGAGATATTTGAATCACGATTTCAACTGGCCAAGACTGATTGAAAAGCACCACAATGATATGGTGTTTGTTGGGACCGAGTTAGAGCATGGACTGTTTTGCGGATTAGCGCCACATTGCAAAGTGCCTTATTGGAAAACAGACAACGCGCTGCATTTGGCTCAAGCAATTGCTGGCTGCAAACTGTTTATTGGAAACCAAAGCTTGCCGCTGGCAATCGCCCATGGGCTTCACAAAAATGTGATAGTCGAAGAATGGACCGCAAATCCCAACACGAGACTGCATCGACCGGGAGCCTTCTACGAATTGACAGGGGAAATGCTGGCATGAATGTCATCATACTTTGGGACCATGTGTTTGAAGTGTATCGAGTCTTCTCACCGTACGGTCGTGTCAATTGGGATAATGGAGATGTGGCCACTTTCAACTTACTGAAATCCGCGCAGATATTTTGTGTGATGAAGAAATACCAAGAGGTTTACATAAACTCTAAAATCGGCAGGCAGATACTTGCGAAGATTGGAGCGCAAAAGCCGTGAGTGTTCAAAAGTGCAGAACGGCAGCGGATGGTTCGGTGATAAAAGAGACACCGTGTCCAACGTGTGGATATGCCATGGATGCGGCAACGTGCGCCGACGGGGATCACAGACCCAGAGAGGGAGACTTTTCTTGTTGCGCGAAGTGTGGAGAAATCCTGATATTTAATTCTAACATCATACCAGTAATCCCATCCATATCGGATTTTTGGGTGTTACCAGATGATGTTTCCGAGCAGCTAAAAAGCGTTCAATACTTAATTCGAAAGAATCGCCCTATTCCATGACCGCCCGACTCGTTAACCCCGCATTCCCAACGAAGGTCTATGCCGTGCGTGACAAGGACTGGAAGCTTATTGGTGAAGTCGCTGCCGATACCGCACATCAGGCTCTTGAATATGCGACGATTGATTGGGGGTCTCAGTGTCGAACAGCGGTCATCTCCGATTTCAAAATGCCGGGGGTGAGGAAGGTGAGATACTGATGAACAACGACGAATACGAAGAACGCGGCATCTTCAAGCAACTCGTGTTGATTGTCTATGCCGCCTACGTGTGGTGCTCGTTAAAAATCGAACGCGCTTGGAAAAGCGAATCGTTTTACATTGTGTGTGCGGGGATATGCGCTGCTATCTCAATCTACTGCATCATTAAGCTTTTGATAAGGACTGTGCGATGAAAGTTATTGAACTTAATAAGGGTCACGTCGCAATCGTTGATGATGAGGATTTTGAGAAAATTGCTCAGTATCATTGGACTTATGTCGGCAAGGGATATGCCCATAGAAACGCGAACGGAAAATCTGTTTACATGCACAGGGTGGTGATGAACACGCCCGATGGTTTTGATACGGACCACATCAATGGAAACCGATTAGATAACCGAAAATGCAATTTGAGAATTGTTACCCACAAACAAAATCTTCGGAATACAGCAGTCACAAAAAGGAACAAACTCGGTGTAAAAGGAGTGTGGTTTTGGAAGAAGCGAAATAAATACGTTGCAGATATTGGGCACGAAGGGAAGACCATCCATCTTGGAACATTCAAAACACCTGAGGAGGCTAAAACTGCTCGGAATGAAGCCGTTTTGAAATATCACGGAGATTTTGCGCGGTCGAATTAAAATGAAGATCGCAGTTATATATAATTATCCCGTTCCTATCTTCGGCCCCCAACACGCACGCCTTGCTGAACGCTTCGTGTCCACGTATGTGGCCAATCCGCCGCTGATGGATCACATGATGATTGTCGTCAGCAACGGCGGTCGTCCGAATGGAGAGGCTTACAAAATCTTCGCGCCAATCAAACCCACGAAGTTTCTCTTTCGTGAAAACGTTGGCATGGATATTGGCAGCTACCAATACGCGGCTCAGAATGTGATCTGTGATCTGATGGTGTTCTTTGGTGGAGGCACTTACTTTCGCGGACCAGGATGGTTGCGGCGAATGGTTGAAGTCTATCAGAGCCTTGGAGATGGGCTTTATGGGGCCAGCGGAAATCAGGGAGATGGAAAAGTCAGGGTTTGGCCTCACATCAGAACCACTGGCTTTTGGTGCTCGCCAAAACTAATCAACGAACATCCGTTTCGGGTCACGGATAACTCGCAAAGGTATCCTTACGAACACGGTGCTGAGGGATTGACGACGTGGGTGCTTAACACTGGAAGGTCCGCATGGGTGGCAACGTTCAATGACGTGAAGCCACTCAATCAGTGTGATTCGCTTGTTGGCGGGTTCCATAATGCAAATCAAGAACAACTCATTGTGGGCGACACATTATCTTGCGTGCCTTATTTTCATTGTTCGTGATGAGTCACCCTATCGTAATTTTTTATCATGCGGTGTTCAACATAGACGGCAAGCATTTGCCTTCTTCTCGTCCCATCGTTCACGAGCAAATGAAGGCATTGAAAGAGAGTGGACTGTATGATGCCGCCTACGAGATACACGTTGGCATCAATGGAGATGAAAGCGACAGCATACACGCTGCCGGAATAATTCCACCAGTGACCAAAATTGTTTATCACGGCTCTCAGTGCCGTAATGAGCTTCGCACGCTGCTGATGGTCGAAGACTGGTGCAAAACCCATGCTGGAGAGGCTTACATTTTACTGCTCCACTCAAAAGGAGCTTCTCACGGCCCCGATTCTGATTACGGAAAAAATACATCAACTCCATGGCGTCGAAGAATGATGAAGCATTGCGTTGAAGATTGGAGGCAGTGTGTAAAGGACTTACGAAATGGCCATGAAGCGGTGGGTTGCCATTGGCTGGAACACCAAGGTTGGGACAAGAGCCAGTTCTATTTCGCTGGCACCTGTTACTGGGTCCGCGCTTCGTTTCTGAGAACGCTTCCAAGTGTGATGACGCGGCAGCGTATCAAAGACTCTGGTATTGATTCAATTGACAGTCGCTATGAGGCGGAAGTCATTTTGAGCATTGGTCCACGGTTGCCGAAAGTGAAGAATTATTATGCGGGAGGGATTGGAACTTAATTTATGAAAACAGAAACGACGCAGCATCAGCATCGCCCATCATCAAAACGCCCAAGCGGTTGGCGGAGGTTCAAATGGGTTGGAAGATTTAGTAAGTATGAGAAACGATTGAGGCTTTTTAGAATAATGGGAATTCATGGCCTTGGTCCTGGTATCGGAACTGATGGGTGGTCGTGGAAAACAAGTGTTGCGATAGAATGGAAGCTTGCTGATTTATGGATTGGTATTTTTTGGAGACGACAAACTCTGCCAATGGACGAAAGCTCAACTTCCGATTTGGAGATTTGGGTTTGTTTAATTCCATGCCTTCCGATCCGAATTCATTTTGACCGACAGTGGGGAGGATGGCACGTTTAATGACCCCCGCTCTCCAACAAGCCTACACTGACTCTTGCCTCCCGTTCATCGACGGCGCTATCAGTGCGGAGACGGTGAAGCTGAAACCGTGGCGGGTATTCCTCGAAATAAATTCCGCGTGTAATTTGTTCTGCCCAACGTGCACGAAGGGCAACCAACGTCCAATCCAAGGGCTTCGTTATGAGCACAAGAGTGGATTCATGGACCCGATGTTGATGGATGCCATTCTTGAAAAGATTTCGCACGAAAATCCAAATGCAATGGTCATGTGTTACGGTAATTCTGAACCCCTGCTACACCCAAAATTACCCGAGTGCATATTGGCCATTCATCGTTACGGACTGCACCCCGAAATGTCCACCAATCTAAATGTGCTCAATCGCATTGATGACCTGCTAGCGGCGAAACCCGACTTCATAATCATCTCGCTCTCAGGATTCACCCAAGACATTTACGTGCGCGGTCACGCTGGCGGGAATATCGAACGAGTCAAAGAGAACATGCGAACGTTGGCCGAAACCAACAATCGCATTCCAGAAGAAAAGCGCGTTCGAATCTCAGTCAACTACCACGTCTATAACGATAACGAACACGAGATTGAACCAATGCGGGAGTATGCTCAGAATCTCGGTCTTGGTTTCTTCACGTCAATGGCGCGTGCGATTTCAATGGAGAATGCCGTTCAGTATTGTCGCGCCCACGATCCAAAATCAGAACCATTTGAGGTATACAAAGGAGAGCCTAATCTGAATTGGATATTGCCTCCATCTGGTGAGACTTACGAAAAGGCAATGGCTCGCTTGAAGATACCACCGACGAAGGCGCGTGAGATGTATGCTGACATTCCAGAGTCAGAGATTTGTCCAGTTGGCGCTGGTGGCCTTTTTACTTTCATCCGTCACGATGGACAGACTTCGCTGTGCGCTTGCACGGCTGACAGGCGATTGAAGCTCACGGATTATCTAGACACGACGCCAGAGCAATTCATTGAACAGCGGGTGAATCACAGTTTTTGCAAAGAGTGCAAGAGTAGGAAATTGAATATGTATTTTCATTTGGTTGACAGGGAGAAGTGGGAGCCATGAAGACTCTTGATGAGATTATGGTAGCAGTTGAAAGTGACAAAGCCTCCCAATTCTCACGAACGTATGCACGCCCTCACAATTACTGCGTTCATCTTGAGAGATTCTTTGAGCTTTGGCGAAGCAATCCAATCAAGCTCGTGGAAGTTGGGGTTGGAGGCGGGGAGTCCATTCGTGGCTGGCTGGAATACTTCCCAAGAGCCAAAATCTTTGGGATCGACTTAGTTTCTGGAACCAACGAGTGGAACACACCCGGCATTCCAACTCACGAGCGGTACACTTTCTCCTGCGGCAATCAGTCAGATCCAAAGTTCTGGAGCAAGTTCGTTCAAACTTACGGTGACTTCGATGTGTTCATTGACGATGGCTCTCACCAGAGCGATGACATAATGACAACAATCAGTTGCATGTGGCCGCACATCAAGTCTGGAGGCATCTACGAGATTGAAGACCTTAACTCAGCACCAGAGGCGGCAAAGCACATACAGGCGTGGGCAAATGGAATCATTGCAGGAACCAGCACTGCCGATTCCATTTACTTTGCCCGCGAGTTGTGCGTGATAAGGAAGAAGTGATATGCCGAACATAACTCCAGAACAGTATAGAGCCTTTCAAGCGCGTCAGATGCAAGGCGTAACGCCCAACCTAGGCCCCGAGCAGCTTCGAAACATTTTGGTTGATGATGAATGCGATCTGCACAATCAAATCATCGACTACTGCAAATCGAAGGGGTGGCAGTATTTGCATGGGAGCATGGCGCATAAAACTTTTCGAACCGAGGGCGAAATGGATTTCAATATCCTTGCCAATGGTGGTCGAAGCTTCCTCGTGGAGTGCAAAACCAAGACTGGCAAGCTTACCGTAGAGCAGCAAGGGTTTATAGCTCACGCAGCCCGCAATGGACATACCGTACATGTCATTAGATCGATGGAGGAGTTTGATATGTTGTTTGTATGAACTTTCAATTGTATCCGACGCGGCGGCATCTATTCGTGATTGATTGGAAATCAAAGGCTCACACGCGATTGTATCTGTATGCCAACAAAGTCGGTATTTCACTTTCAAACAATTGGGGAGGTCAGCTTGAAAACCCTATTCACATTGGATTTTATTGGAGTGATTTCCGTAAATTAGGATTGCGGTGGATGTGGCACCGAAACGGTAAGACGTTCTCAAGCCTTGACCGCAAGCGTTAAATCCCCGATACATCAGGGGTATAAATTTTGCAACTCCAACTTCTGTCGAGGCGTTCGTTTGGAATTTATTACTTAACGCCCAAATCACTTCGGAGAATCGCGCACTAATTAACGCGCAGGCCAATGGTGCTCCACCATGGACTGCTGAGGAAGCCGCGACCAATCACATTGCTACCAACACTAACTTCCTCGATACCACCGAGTTGCTTCTGGACGCCCGCCGCCATGTGTCCAATGCCATCTGTTCGGCCAATCCCCTATTCAGCGTAAATCTCGATTACGGGCCAGCTCACAAGCGCATGACATGGGGTAAGGCGATTGAGAAGGCGATTAACAAATGCCTCATCAAGTCTTCGGAGTTTTACGATCTGCGTGAGGGCATTGCTGGCAGTATCGTGCTCCACGGTGTGGGTCCATCGGTGTGGGAAGACGATCAACGCTGGCTGCAAACTGAGCTTGGTATCGAAGACGTGCTGATGCCGTCAAACACACTGCGCTCACTTCGCAACCTTCCGGCATTTGCCATCTATCGCAGTTACAGCGTTAATCAACTTTGGAAGATGACGCATGGCCCAAGAACGGACCCCGGTTGGAACATGGAGGTTGTTGACGGCGCTCTTGAATGGGTGGACAAAGAAACGACGCGCCTTTACTCCGACAATTGGAAAGACCAATGGTTTCCAGAAAAGTGGACAGAGCGATTCAAAGAAGATGGCGGAATGTATTGTTCAGACCTGCTGCCGACTGTTGACGCCTACGATCTTTTCTATTGGGACGATGATGATGAGCAACAGGGATGGAAACGGCGCATCATCATAGACGCATGGGGTCAACCTGGGGTTGGTGGCGTTCCGGCAAACAGTCTCAAAAGCAGAACCTTCGAACGAAAGAAGCATCTTGATTTCTCCAAAGGTAAATTCCTCTACACGAGTGGGGATCGTATATACGCCGATAAGCTGGACAAGTTTATCCACTTCCAGTTCGGAGATGCTAGCGCAGTTCGACCCGCTCGTTATAAGTCAATACGTTCTTTGGGCTTTCTCACTTATTCCGTCTGCCACCTACAAAATCGCCTCAAGTGCAAATTCAACGACGCTGTATTTGAGGCGTTGATGCAATACTTCCGAGTCAACGATCCATCCGACCGTGACCGATTGCAAAAGATTGATCTTGTTCACATGGGAATCCTTCCAGAAGGATTGCAGTTCGTTAAACCCGAGGAGCGATGGAAGATTGATCAAGCCCTTGTAAGCGAAGCCATCGGCATGAATCGCCAGAGCATGGCCGATAAGAGCACGTCATTCTCTCAGGATTACGATGAACAAAGCGGTGAAGGCGAGACGGCCACCCGCACGATGGCCAAGGTCAACAGTCAGGCATCACTCGTCAGTAGCATGATGAACACGATCTACTATCGGGAGGAATCGAGGTATCGTGAAATCTGCCGCCGCTTCTGCATCAAAGATTCCAAGGACGCCGATGTGCGGGAATTTCGTGTCGAGGTGCTCAAGCAAGGTGTGCCAGAAGAAGCATTGAATTCCGACCGTTGGGATATTCAAGTGAACCGTATCATGGGTGGCGGGAATCAAATGTTGCAGGCACAAATTGCTGACAAGATGATGGCTGCTCGTGTCGCTTATCCGCCCGAGGCTCAGAATGAAATTCTACGGCTCTACGCTGGAAGCATTACTGGCGATTGGAAGCTGGCAAATAGTTGGGTGCCTGAAATGCCAGTGGTCAGTGATTCGGTGAATGATGCTGAAAAGACTTTTGGAGTATTCCTTGCTGGTGGTTCTGTCACTCCACGTCCGGGACTTAATCCGATTGAAGTTATTGGCACGATGCTGAGACAAATCGAAGGCAAGGTGCAGGAGATACTTCAAACCAACGGCATGGGCACACCTCAGGAAGTAAAGGGTCTTGAGGCGGCGGCGCAATACACGAACGCTTTCATTCAGCAACTCGCTCAAGACAAATCCCAAAAGGCTCTTGTTAAAGAGGCTGGAGATATACTTGGTAAAGCTGAGAACGAAATCAAAGGGTTTTCCCAACGTCAACAGCAGGCAGCAGAACAAGCTGCTCAACAACAGGGCGGCGATCCGCAGGATGCAGCCAAGGCACAGGCGACGGTTATTCTCGCTCAGACCAAGGCTCAATTGGCGAGCGAAAGTCATGCACAAAAAACCGCTCAACGCCAGTTACAGTTCGAGCAAAAGCAGCGTCAGGACGCGGAGAAACATGCTGCCGACTTGCAGCAACAATTGCAAATGGCGCAGATTGAACTTGAGAAGCTTCGGTTGAAACCCACGCCAAATCCTGAATCCGCTTGACATTTTCGCTTCGGTAACGATAACGTAACTTAATGGCTGAACCACCAGTCACAACTCGCCGTCCATTCTTATGGCAATAACTGATAAGTCCACACCTGTCGCCAAACCTCCCGAAGTAAAAGCATCTCTTTCTGACTCCAATGCTCGTGACAGTTTCATCGCCGCCGCCTTGCGCGAAATCGTCAAATGGCAACTCGCAGTCGGCAAAGTGAATCACGATCAAGCGGGTGCTCTCGCTGTGAGATACGGCAATTCAGCAATGGCGATTCGTGGTTTGGAAACAGCGCCTTTGAAAGTGACAGTGGCGAAAGGGATGAAAACCATCGGTGTTGATATGGCCATTCCCGGCACAGACAAAACTGTTGAAGCAATTGTCGATGGGGAAAAAGTTACCCCCAAAACCATCGCTGAAATCATTGGCGATGCACCTGAACTTGCGGAGGTGAAGTGATATGCCAAAGTACCGAAAGAAGCCAGTGGTAATTGAGGCGTTTCAGCTTACCAAGGAGAATGCCTTTGAAATAATTCAATGGGCACACGAAGGATACCCACCAGAAGCTAATGTAATTATTTCTCCAGCAGAACGGGATGGGTTGCTAATCCGCACCAAAGATGGGAATATGTACGCGACCTTGGGAGACTTTGTTATCAAAGGTATTAAAGGCGAGTTCTACCCATGCAAGCCTGATATTTTCGAAGCCACCTACGAACGAGCAAATGGAATTTTCCCCCAAGTCTAACTTCGCCAAAGGCCCATCCGCCGCCGCGTGGACTGAGATTGCCTCGTCTGCGTTGCTTCGTGAATCTGCTGGCGCTGCGATGCTGGAGATGCAGGCCAGAAGCGGTTTTGTATCAAATTTCAATGATGCCGCCGCCAACAATTTCAAGATGGAAGGCGCTCGCATCTTTCTGTCAATCCTGATGAATCTTACGACTCCTCCTACTGAGACGCCGAAGCGAGAAACAAACGACAACTTAATCCATGGCTGATGCAACCGCAGTAGAAGCCCCTCCCGCAGCGCCCGTAATGGACGTTGAACCGCCGAAGGGTTACGAAGAAGCCTTTGGCGCGATAGACGCGCTTGGCAGAGAAGAAGGCACGCCAACTCCACCAGGGCAACCACCACCTGGAGATGGCCGTGTGCGCGGTGCTGACGGCAAGTTCATTCCAAAGGACAAGGCTGTTGAGAAGTCAGCACCGAAGGCCGAACCAGCGAAAGCTGAACCTCCGAAGCCTGACGATGACATTGACCCAACGAAGCTTAAGACGAGTGAGTTGGCCAAGCACTACCACAAACTCAAGGCCGAACAAAAGGAATGGCTCAAGGCCAAAGAGGACTATGAAAAGAAACTCAAAACTCCTCCCGAATGGCCTGAGAAAAAGACTTACGAAGAACGGTTGGCTGAACGCGAGAAGAAGATTGAGGAGTATAACAAGCGCGTTGCTGATTATGAGCAGACGTTGCAGTTCACTAATTTCACGAAGTCTCAGCATTACAAGGACACCTTTGAAAAGCCCTACGTTGAAAGCTGGAAGACCGGCCAATCGCGTGCGGCTTCCATGAAGGTGATTGAGCGCAAGAACGAAGAAGATGGTTCGGTAATTCAGCAGGCGCGTCAAGGAACCGTCGCTGATTTTGATTCAATCATGTCCATCGCAGAGGATGATCTTGCTGCTGAGAAGGCAACTGAATTGTTTGGTAACAAGGCGTCCATCATCCTGCATCACCGCGAAAAGATTCGGGACATTCAATCTCGTGCGGATGCTGCCATTGAAGAATATCGGCAGAAGGGCACTGAGTGGGAGAAGACAAATCGGGAGCAGGTTGAGAAACAATCCAAGGAATACACCTCAATGGTGGACAAGTTTCAAAAGGCGGCAGTAGAGAAATATCCGGCATTGTTCAAACCCGACGATTCCGATCCAAAGGGAAATGAGTTGCTCGCAAAAGGTTCGCATCTTCTTGAGCGAGTGCTAAAGAACGGCGCTCCGGTAGCAGACGGAGAGCAACAAATGTCGGGTGAAGAATATGCGATTGCTGTGGCCGCTGTTCGCAACAAGGCCATGGGCTTTGACCGAGTGGCTTATCTGGCTTCAACACGCGGCAAGCGCATCAAAGAGCTTGAGAAGGAACTGGAGCAATTCAAGGCTAGCAAACCCGCGAACGGCAATGGCAACGGACGCACGGCGGCGGCAGAACCGGAAGATCCAATGTCATTGATTGATAAGATGGGGAGAGAAGCGTGAGAGCAGTCATTCATCCAGACGGATGCAAGTGTGAAGATTGTTCTAAGGGTCGTGAATTGCAGCGTGCTGAATATAAAAAGTGGCGTGACCTTTACAACTCTAACCCCGAACTTAAGACTAAGGCTGACGACATTCACCACCACCACTTAATGGGTGGAGATGCTTGTTGTCAGTGTATTGAAATGGCAGCTAATCAAATGGGATTAGCTCCATGACCATCGCAGAGGCTTGATTTTCAGGGAAGTAGAGAAATGGTGGACTCAGCGTTAGACAGCGTTTTCCGACGCGGCGGGGCAAACGAAACGGGTAATTCCCTATGCGATAGGCCCGCCGAACGGACGCCGCAATCACCGCAGGTTCGATTCCTGCCTTCCCTGCCAGTTTTTAATGGAAAAAAATATCAAAATTGATTTTGAGATTGGTCAAAAGGTTCTTGTAAGGGAAATTCAACGCCCCGGACGAGTCGATATGATTCAAATTGATAGCGTTGGAATGCAATACAGAATCGCTTATTGGGATAATAGTGACCGTAAAAATACATGGCTTTACGCAGATGAAATAGAATCAAGATAAAATTTCCTTTGACTTCTTTCCAATAGTCGATTAGTCCTCAATCATTGGCCCGCAGTCGTCCAGTAGGCCGCTGGACAGTCTTGTTAGACGCCTATTGACACGGCGTAGCCTTCAAAGAGGGAGAGGCACTCCTAAAAGTAGCATCGCGCACATGGTGTGCAGCGAGCAATAAACGCAAAACTTTTAGCGAGTATGGCCAGAATAATTTCGTGCAGTCAGTTCACAAGCTTCCTCACCGATCAACAGCCGGTTTATGACAAGGAAATCCTCAAGGACATTCGTCCCGAAGATCCCGCTAACTGGCTCGGTCACGTCAGTATGGGGGTATTCGATCCTTTCACTGGCACCCAACATACCCTTGACCGTTTTAACAGCGTCTTTCCAAATACCACCAAGACGTGGACGCAGGTTGCTACCGGCAACTGTCTTGGGACGCCGTGCGATAAGAATCGCCATGAAATCGGGTTCGGCAGCACGCGGCTGACTTACTTCCTTGAGGAACAGCACTGGCGCACGCAACTGCTCTGCTTCGACAATATGTTCACGGTCACAAAGGCCAAGGAACAATGGAGCTACATCATCTCGGACATTCTGCGACCGACCACCGTTTGGGTGTTGTCGAATTACATGCGCAAACGCGGGATGCAGTATGCCGACAACAAGTTCATCGCCAACCGCTTTTTTGCGACGGCCAATCCCGCTGGAAGCTTCATCTTCAATTGGGTCATCGTCAATGGTGACGAAGAACAATACATCGACACGAATATCAATCCGGCACAGGTGTTCAAACTGACGCCGCAGATGTTGCAGCGCCTTGTTGAACCGCTCATGTCAGTCGGTTACGGCGGTAAAAACCCGTGGTCTGACAAATTCCCGCCAATGTTGGAGCTTGTTACCGATACGCAGACGACCTGGGAACTGGACCGTCTCAGTGGATTTACCGGCGTTGGGGGCGTGCCGTCTGTCACCGGCAACTGGCGCTTTACCGAATGGGATGCTGCCAGCAAGTATTGGAAATACGGCTTCTCCGGGCAGATGGGAAATTATACCATTCGCACCGATGTAAACGGCCTGCGATTCAACTTCGTGGGTGTTGTTGGTGGTTTGTTCCGTTATCAGGTGGTTCAACCGTATAAGAATGTGCCGTCGTCGGGCGCGGGCAGCGCGGCAGGACTCAAGAGCCAGCGCAATCCTGATTTCGACAACGCCCAATTCCGAGTCTCATTCGTCTGGCATCCGATGGGATTGGAATTCCAGACATTGGAGAGCGAGCAAATCAACAGTGAAATGCCGTTCCTGAACCGCAACTTCGGCGGCAAATGGCGCTTTGCGATGGACAATCTCGGAGCCGATGTAAACGGTTGCGTGATTGAAAACATCGACCGCAACAAAGGTCTGTGGGTGTCCAGCCATGAACTGGCTACCAAGCCGCGTTACACAGAATTCCTTGTGGCGATCTTCCATAAGGCAGAGCCGTTCTGTGTGATTGAAATCAATACCTGCAATGCCGATCCTGGCTATCCTGCTCAGGTTTACAATTCGGCCAACACGCAGTGCCCGGATGAGCACAGCGGGACGAGTCCGATTCCGATCAACATCACCACCACGTTCACGCCGACGAAGAACGTGCTCAATGGGGATTATGAGATTCCGGCGTTCAGCGTTTTGTGCGATGGGGGTCCGGTGGCCAACTCTCAAATCAGCGGCTCGACAACCCTTGCCGCGCTCGTTGTTCAACTCAATGCCCAATTACCAGAATTAGGCGTTTGGGCCGTAGCATCGGCCACAACGATAACGGTGACGGGACCTTGTGCAACCGTCAGCCTACCCTTCCAAATCTAGGCTTTGTAACGGCGTCTTCGATGGTCCAATCCCGTCGAAGACGCTCTGCAATTGTTTCGGCAATAACGCCATAACGTTCAGCAATTGCTGAAAGGCACGCGGTAAATCCATGAACCGTAAGAATTCGATTGCTGGTTCTATTTCTGGCCTGCTCTTTGGCGGTGGACCATTTGCAATTCATCGGCCAACTGTTTGCGACACATTGCTCACATGTACCACAGGTATAGCTACCCTTCGTGTTAATTCGGTCGATGGATTTATTCGCAGGACATTCTCCCATATCGGAAAGGAATTTCGAAAAAGATTCTCTCCATCCATCACACATAAACACCCCACGCGCTCCGTAGTAATAGTATTTTTCATGTTTGGTATCATAGCATCTCTTTTTAGCGAGACGCCAACTGGAGTATGCCCAATTACGTTTTCTCATTTCCCCCGCCCTGTGTCCGTGGGTCCTTTTCAAAATCGGATTGGATGCCTTGAGCCTTTCGGAACTCAACTGATTCTTCCAGCATCCGCACGAGATTCTAAAGTCATATCTGATGGCTCGGGACAGTTTGGCCTGTGCGACTATTTTGGGGGTTCCACACTCGCATACACAAAGCCAGAACCGACACCTAACACCGCTCATGTAGCGAGCTTTGGCTTCTTCAATAACTGTGAGCTTTCCAATTCTCTCTCCGAGGACTATGATCGTTTTAGTCATGGCATTCTCGCGTTTGATTTCAATGCTGTGATTAGCAGGGCTTCGGCGACAACCGAAGTTCCTGCGATTCTACCAAATCTCACTTCACAATCAACCTCATTCGGTGTCTGGTGTGGGCTAAATACAACGCTTGGCATCGAGTGGTTTCGGTGCCAAGCTTTCTCTAAGGCAATTTATGGATGACAAAAACTATCCCGGCGCTGAAGACGAATCCTCCGAAGCTCCCGAAACCGACAAACAGGAAAAGGACGAAAGCGATACCGCTCTTGTGTCCAAAGAGTTTCTTGGCGGCGATTGCAAACCGGGAGACAAGTACACTGTCGAAGTCGTTCGTGAATACGAAGATGAAGCAGAGATTAAGTTGGCCAAGTCCAAGAGCGACGAAAGTGACGCCAACTCAAAACTGGACGCAATGAGTTCTGACAGTGAGGGGGGTTACTAATGGCCGATTGCACGCCGCAAGCTCTTGCAACTGCCTCTCAGCAATTTGAGTGCTGCTTCCCTGACGGAATGCACTTGGCTGCTCAAACCTATTTGCTTGCTCAAATTCGTGCTGCATTGGTTCCTGGGGCTTCGACAGACCCGAGTGTGATTGCCAACGAAGCGCGTTGCTTTGACTGTGCCTATGGAAACGAACCCGCAATGCAGACGCTACTGCTTTGTAACATAGTAACGGCCCTTGGCGGATGACATGCGACCCTCAAACTCTCAGCCAACTCACTTCGTGCTTACGCTGTTTGAGCGATGCACAGTTGCTTTACGCTCGAACGTATTTGATGTGCCAGTGGGCGAATTTGGCGGGAACAATAGTTCCCGTTGTTGATGTGGGATACTCAATTCCAATTGTCTCAGTTGCGGCTGGCCAGCCAATAGCCAGCACGACTTACTATTTTGGAGCCGATCCAATTTCATCCATTCAAACCGTCTATGCAATGGCATCGGTGATAGTCTTGAGGTCGGGAACAATCAGGGCCGCATTCTTAAAGGCCCGCATCACAACTCCCGGAACAGCAGAGCTAGCCACTCACTCCTTACGCATCAACGATGCCACTGACGTGCTCGTTGCAACTGGGGCCTACAACTCGACTGTGCTTGATGTAAGCAATCTGGTGTTGAATCAAGCTGTGGTAGCGGGCGATACCGTAGCTTTTAAGTTAGCTACACCTGCTTGGGTTACGCCACCACAAAGCGTTCGTTGGGAGGGTTACATAGTCGTTATTTAATGTGACATGCGATCCTCAAACTATCTCTCGCCTTTCGTCCTGTCTTCGGTGCCTGACCGATGCGCAGTTAATACAGGTAAGGACGTACCTATTGTGTCAATGGGCGAATCTGGCGGGGAGTGTTGTGCCAGTGGGTAATTTTCGCATCACGGAACTATTAGAGATTCGCAGCACTGAGGCTGGAGATTTAAGGATTGTTGAATAATGGCCAACAAGAGAATCATAGATTTGACGGCGGCGGGGTCGTTTGCACTCACGGACTTACTGGAGATTGATACTGGCACACTCTCTCTTAAGATTACAGGTCAGCAGGTTTACAATCTCATTGCGGCAACGCTCAACACCACAAATCCAGTTCAGTTTTCCAATAGTGCGATTTTAGTTGCAAACACAGGTATCAATGTAGGACCCGCATTGACATTCATTAATAACGACGGATCTGCTTCATTTGCAAACGGAAATTTTATTATCAATGCGGTGGGCAATGCTCAATTTTCAGGTCAGGTTGGCTCTGGCAACGATATTGAAATTACCAACCAAAATAAAGGGCTTATTCTCCGCTCTCGACCATCAGCTATTCGATACCGGCTAATTTTTGATGACGCTGGTCAAATTGGAACTGAACCTGCATGAAAACATTTATACTCATCATTTTCTCGTTCGTGTGCCTGTCGGCAAATGCCGCGTTCTACCAGTACAATCGGTTTACGACAAACGCTGATGGGGTCCTTATTGATGGATCCACATTGATAAATTTGAGTGCAAGCTCGCTCCCTGCCCTCGGAGTTGCCTATCCCAACGCGCTGACGAATAACGATGCGCGGGCGGGAGGCGCTGCCCTCGCGGAGAAATTGACGCTTACTCCAGGCGGTGGACTTGACCCGATTGCGTTTGGCGCTAATTCGGGAGCGGCGGGTCCGTATGTTTTCGCTGGAATTTGGACGGAAAGAGCAACCGCTTATCAATGGAACAATCTGGCAAACACCGTTGCTTATGGAGGTATAGACAATGTTGGCAATTTTGATTGGGGCGGGCCAACTAGGGGAAGCAATTATTTCACCTCTCCTTACGCTTCGATGAGTGCCGGAATGATGACGAACATCAATCCTTACTACGACGAAGTTGCTCATCTTTATCCTGTCCCTATTCTTGCGTTCGATACCTATTCCGATATGGGTTGCACGCCGAACGGAGCATGGCCAACGAACACTATCGCACTGCTCGATACTGTGGCCCCGAACTGGTTCAAGAGTGGGTGGATCAATATTATAATTGATTGCGGCCAATTAACAAACCGAATCAATGGCCACCTCACGAATAATGGGGCTGCGTTCCCGCAGGGCGTAGCCGGGATAGTGAACTATGCGCATTCGCATGGATTCAATATCGGAGCATACGTCGCGCACGCCAATCAATTTTGCGCAGGTAATCCAGGATTACCCACTACTGACGACTTGGTTTTTCAAGACATTTACGACATTGGACTGATGGGTTTCGACCTGCTGAAGGTGGATTATTGCGGGAGCGGCACGTATCAAGGCTTAGTCTACGATCCGGGTGGGACGATGTTGCCGCGCCACTATTCACTATTCCCAGAGGCGAATTATAACATGTCTTTCCGGCTTGGTCGCAAGCCTCTCTACATGGAGACAACTGAGGTGTTCTCATCTGGGGAGGCGGCATGGCACAAGTGGAACACTTTAGCCGGTTATAATGCTTACGAAAATGGAAGTCCGCCCGGAGCGAACACCACATGGAAGGGCACGTTTACCAATATTGTTTTCGAGATGCCGAATTTCCATGAGACTCGCCCTGGCCACTATCACAGGTTGCAAGCCTTCGGCGGCACGACGGCTAATGAGGCAAAAGGCTACATGACCCTTGCCGCCTTGGGGCCTTGCAGCGTGTGGAACGGCACTAACGTAATCGGCAATGCCGCAGTTTCGCCTTACTTCACGAATCCGATTGTGAATCAAGGTGTCCTTCAGCATCCCCTTGTCCTCCCTGGATATGTTGTCGCCACGAATGCCGCGAACAAAACAGCTACGTGGGCAAGGCCGTTGGGGCCGCTCAATGGCACGCCGACAACCGCTAACGGGTTCAATGGGGGTGGCAATGCGTCGTCTGGAATCATCGGCTATACGAACGGCTATACCACTTTCGGAAGTGCTCTTTCAAATGCTATTGGCGTCTTCAACTTCGATTCCTCCGGCCATACCATCACCGTTACATGGGGGCAGGTAGGTATCCCCACCAATACGCCCATTGCAGTCTATGACGTGTGGAGTGCCACACCGGCTCTGACCTTTGTTGGTATGGCCACCAACGCCTTCGTCACGCCTTCCATTGCTGCCAATGATACCGCTTTTTACCTTTTCGTAAAACCGCCATTCTCCATGACCAATGACACCATTTCTCCCATGTCTGAGGCATTCTTAGGGCAAACCGGTGCGGGTGGTGGCGCATCTACATTCCATGTTCAAAACACCGGAAGCGGTCCCGGCGCACTCCTTGAACAAACGACAGCACCTTTTGGGAATGTTGTTGGATTGGGATTCAAAACGTTTGGATTGGGCGCAGACGCTATACTTGATGAGGGAAGGTCTGCCAATTTCGGCAACGCAGCCAACTCAACCGAGTTACAATTTTGGTTTCAGGCTTTAAGTGTGTTTAGCGGTTATTTTGGAAATGTTGGATCTGGATTCAAAACGCCATTAGGAGTAGGGGGAGCTTTGACTGCTACGAATGGAATATTCTATGCTCCGAATTGTCCTATTAACACAAACTTTACCAGTTACGCGTCGGGCACAGCTTACACGCTGACAATAACCCCGGCACAGCTTGCATTTGGCACAACATCTCCTTCAATCACGATTCAAAATGCTGGCACCTACACAATCAGAGCGGGTATCGGAGTGAAGTATGTATCGGCAACTTATGCTGGAGCACAAACGATCACGCTGAAACTCCGCAGAACAAATAATACTCCAGCAGATTTAACGAACGGCGGCAGAACCGTTGAACTTCCAGTCCTCACGACGTTTACGGGTGGAGATGTGATGACCACTCCAGAGATAATCTACACTGCTACTGCGGGCGATATAGTTCAGATTTTTGGCAGCATAAGTGCTACGCCTTCTGCTGGAAGTGTGCAAACCGATAGCGCGGAAATTGTTGCGGTGAGAGTGTTCTGATTAGACTTGTGACTCGTTTTCTACTCATCGCATTATTAGTCGGATCGCCGCGAGATGTAGCCAATCACGTTTCCAAGCATCGTGTAGAACTTCCGCCTGAGCCTTTAGTTGTGCAGAGAAAAGCATCAGTGGCTCCTACGCCAGCCAAGGCAATCACACTTACTCTCTCGTTCGACAATCCAAATACCAACAGTCAGCGATGGGTGATTGAGTCAACAAAGAGCGCCACTAATCCTGTGTGGCAAGTCCTCACCAATGGCACTGTGGTAGCTAATGGAAATGTTGCCGTGATTGTTGATCATCAAGGTCCAAGTTGGTTTTACCGAGCGGGCTTTATATGGCCATGAGTGATATTGAAAAATCAGCATGATAAGTGTGCATGTGGCGCTCGGAAAAGGAACATTGCCACTATGTGTATTCGCTGTCGCCGTGGTCTTAAGTTCAGGGTTCAGGATTCAATTTTAAAGCACATGGCCCAAGGATTAACTCGTAAACAAATTACTTCGGCGCTTCACTTCGAGAATCCAATGTCGTTTAATTATTACTGGAAGCAGATCGTTAAAAGGTTTGGAACAAAGAGTCATTTTAAAATCGCTCTCATAGCCAGGGACGACGGGATTGTGTGAAATCTAAAACTACACGGCGAAAGCCCATGAATAAACTTTGGGCAATAAACAAGCGTCTCACCAAAATCGAGAAGCACCTCAAGCTGGCGCTTGACTTGTTGCTGGAGATGCGAGGACACTGAATTATGAAAAGGATCATCTTCGTTTTACTCATTGCGTGTGTGGGTTGTTCAACCATCAACATCGTTGTTCCCAACGGCGCGACCGTAAAGATCACGAGGGTTGAGTCCACAACTTCCCCAAAAGTGAAGCACCGTTTTGTAATGGACGCTGATGGGAGACTTGGAACTGTTGACGTGAAATAAAAACCCCTCGCTCCTTAGAACGAGAGGTTTGGGTTGTTACAGGAGAAGTTTACTACGCCGCTGGAGTGTTAGCCTGCACTGCCGCAGCCAATGCCGTTGATTCAGCGTCCAGCACCGCGCTCAGATCGCTCACGGGTTGGAGTTGTTCGGCAGTCGCCCCATTTGCGATTGCAGCCGTTACGGCGGCATCTATACGGGCCTGAATGCCTTCAATGAGTGTTTGAGCAGATTTCTCGACCGTTGTGGCGGTCGTGACCTGCGTGGTTAATGTTGCGATTTGTTCCTGTGCTGTAGCCATACTTTGTTCTCTTGATAATCGGCGTGGTTTGTTTTTGTCAATGGCAGCTTGCAAGGCATCGTTTTCCGCCGAAAGCGCGTTGCCTCTTTCCACCAGACCAGACAGGTCCGCTGGTTTGCCTTTGATTAAAGCTGTGAGACGCCGCTCCATTTGGTCTAGGTCGTGTTTGGTTGCTGGATGATGACTGCTCACATCAAAACTTTAATCGGTGCAATGGGGTGTAGCAACCAATCAGTTTGGGGGAATCCCCTCATTGCTATGGTTCGACCGTGCATGGATGACACGAATGAGGATTCCAAGTTACAGCACAACAATCACCATAACGCATTGAGATGTATCCACTCACTATGTCGCATCCTGCTGGCATGGTTATATTCAGTTCATGCGATCCGGCAGCACAACGTCCTCCAAATCCACAAAAATTGTCGCTGCATGAATAAACTATCACAGCAACAACTTCGTCCGCTGGAGAACAGCCAGTCGAGTAGAAATTTATGTAAACTCCGCTCTGGTCTCCTGTGGGATTTAACAGGATCATCCCATGCACTTCGTTGGTTGGGGCACTGCTGCTTCCGTTCGTGCTGACACTGGTTTGATTGTTGCCAGTGCAGTAAATGTCCAGATTGGTTAAACAACCTGGAATGGCGAACGCTTCTGCTGCCATTAACAGAACTGCTGCTGCGATTAGTGTTTTCATTTTTCCTTTCGTTTGTTGTTTATATGGTGTCTAACAGTTGGAGTATACCCAACCAAACTTCTTTCGTCTTATATGCGGTTTCGATAGTTACACCGTTGACCAAATAGAAGTCAATGCCGTAGAGCAAATGATCGTCCTTGAACGCATACACTCCTTTGAAATCAATCTGGTTGAAGGAAAGCATCAGCAAGCCATCCACATAGATTTTGTAACGGCCATTAAATACGGATAGCTTGAAGCGATTAGGAGTGATGGGCATTGAGTTTTCGTCTTGGTTTTTCACCTGCCTCGATTCTGGTGTGCTTATCCAAATGAAGTTTTAGCTTGTGTGGACTCGCGTGAATTCCTCGACCACATTTAGGGCAGATGATTCGCTGCTTCATCTTGGGTCCAAATCCTTTTTCTCAATTGCTTCTTGCTCTAATGCTTCCGCAACTTCGCCTGCATCGCAAAAGGTGTCCGCGCAAACACGAGCCATTAGTTGTTCTGTGGAAATATCGGGTTCTACTTCTTCCCAATATCCCCACCGAGTGATAATCTCTTTTTGTTTGTTGGTCATCTCGGGTCCAATCTAAAAAACTGATTCGGTTTCGGTGGTCCATCGCTCAAATTGAACCACGCAGGCGCTATGTGATTGGACGCAACGTAATCACTTGTGAAATACACATTTGCCCAATTCGTGTTGTAATGATAATAGACGTAACGCACTGCGCCAACTCCAGAACACACGTAGCAATCAACCTGGTAATGGCTATCCTCCCAATGGAGCATGTCAGTGGTCGTCGTCATGCCTGTTGACCAGAACGCATCGTAATTCATGCGGGATGGAAACTTCTCGCAATCGTTTTCGTAGTTCAAATCTCGAATGTCGTAACGCTGCACTGGACCCCACGATGGTGTGTTGCTGTCAATCTTAAGGCTATTCAAGCTCGCCGTTGCTGGCCCTGGACCTTCTGTTGGGTTGATTACAATAGGCGGATAATTCGTATTGCCTGAATTCGGCGGCGGATCGGGCTGCTTATCTGGCGGCGGGATTACTTTGTCCAGTAACTTAATGAGTTGGTAAATAATCCAACTGAACACTGCGAGAATGATGATGAAAAATATAACCGGCGCGAACACCTTTTTCTGCGGTGGTGGATCGGGTGGTTGGGACTCGTCAATCTGCTGGACGATTATCGCCTTATCAACAGAGACAGCCTTTGAGCAATAATTGGTGGAGACACAGGCGCGAAGGAGAAGACCGGGCTGGCAGAAGTAGAGTACTGTGAATAGCGTGACGGCCCAATGAATTGGATTATGGCATTTTGTTTTCATCTTTCTTTTTAGTTATGGGGTTTAACATTGCAGTGGTTCCAATTAAATAGCTGGCAGATGCAAGGAGCAGTGTTGCGAATTCGGCATAGCTAATTTCCGTAATCTTGGTGCGAATCACATAAAGCGCAAAGCCAAGTAGCGCCCACGAAAGGATGAGTGCAGATGCTTTCCAAAATATAATTTTCATTTCGTCTTGTTGGGGTTGCATGGGTTATGGCTTGTAGGTTCCATCGCCACTGTTCAAAGCCTCAGAAATCCATTCTGGTTGACCGCGACCTTCTTTTGCTTTGAGTCTTCGCCAGTCCGCAACCAAAGCGTCTATATCAATTCTTCCGAGGCCGGTCCCGTAGCATACTTGGCAGGCTATTTCGCCAACGGCGCTCGGAAACCATTTCTTGCCGCCGCAGTTGGAACATTTTAGTCGTGGAGGTTCTATTTCTTTCATCTCATCACCTTTCAGCTTTTGCGTTGTTTTTTCTTACGTTGCTGTTTGGACTTCGGTTTTGGATTTTCTTTTACGCCTAGCCACTCTCTAAGAGGTAGCCCAGTAAAGTCCTCAAAATAGTTATCTTCGCTCGTTTTAGCTTTTATTCCCCCCTCTCCCCTTTTGCGAGCCATGCCTTGCGACCCATAACATCTTGGAGCACTTCGGCGGGAGTGGCTCTCTGTGGCGTTTGATGGCGACCGTGACAATGTGCCCAATAGGTGTCACAGGTCATGTTCGCAGTCTTAACAAGCTCCCAACCCATAGCTGCGATTTTTTCCGCAATGCCTTCCGATTCATCCCCTTTTGCGAGGGCGGCTTTGTCGAGGGCTTCCCTCAACGTGTCGTCTAACTGCTGTTCTCCACCAAATACTATTGGCGCGTGCTCCCCGAATCTACCCAGCCACTCACGCGCAGCAACGCACGCCCGCGTTAACTGCTCCTTATCCTTCAGCAACTCGCGGTTTTGCTCTTTGAGTTGGGCGATCTGTTGCTCCAGCTTGTAAACACCACAGTTGTTAGTATGACCAGCAGGTATTTCACCACCACAGCAAACGCAAGTGAGCCATTTGTCTGTCCAGCTTCCGTTACGCGGGTTCTGCTCCCTCGCAAACGCCTCCAGGTGCTTTGCGATGATGGTTTCAAGCTCGCTCTCATAGACGACCCTGCTGTGGGAAGTTATGCAAAGCAAATTACCAACCTTTAACGCCAACGCCTTCGCTGCCTGTTCGAGTGAGTTCATGTTATTTTGAAAACCCGCAAGGAGGAATTGCCCACAATTCGGAGCCACTTTCTATACCCTCTAAGTCGTCCACGTAATGGGAGGTAATGTTGTCCCTGATTAAGGCGAGACTGTAGTTCGAACAATTGGATGGGAGCTGTGCGCGAACATTAGCCCCCAAAATCGGCGTGTGTTGGACATAGGACATATCGTTCAGTGTGAACCAATAGATGTCTCTTCTATCAGAAGGAAGAATTCGATAAGTCCTCGCTGTCACTGGTCCAATACCAACCTTGGCGATGCCTGCCGCAAATCGCTCCCAGTGTGTCTCCTCACCTTTCCTGTCCGCTATGGCATGAGCAGATCGCAAGAGTTCTTGAAGTTCTTCGATGCGGTCAGCGGTCTTGCCAAAGAAGTCAGTGCCATGAATGATTTGCTTTTGCATGGCCCGGAGTTCGAGAATCATTTCATTAGTTGTTATAATGTTTGAGTTCATGTTAAGAGGTTGTGTCTATGCAAATGCCAACCCAGCCGTGAATATCGGTTTCCTTATTGGCGAGTCGGAGTTCTGACGCTGCCTCCACGCTGAAAGCCTGATATGCGTCCCCTTCCGAATCTACCGCGTAAACCTCATCATCTGGCGGCAGTTCCATCAATTGCAGAATCAATTCGTTTACTGTCATAATTCGAGTGAGTTCATGTGATAATTTCGTTGGTTGTCATAAAATAGTTGGGTCTGAATCGAGTTGCTCAATTATCCGTTCGCCTTTCTCAAAGAGTTCCACCAATGCGGTTGTGCCAGAAATAGAACTACACGCATAAGCAAAGTTCAAAAGCTCTTGAATAAAGTCTTTTAAGTCGTCTCTCGTTAAAGCGTTCATGGTAATCGATTAAGAATATCGTTGTAGGCATACCACATTCCAGCACGGTAAGCTGCATTTGTGTCGGTGATGCCGCTTGCTTGATTTGGTTGCCACTCGTGCGAGTTGGCGTCGGCGGTCTTGGCCTGTTCCCGAATATAAACTTTGATGGCAACTTTGAGCGATTGTTTCCGATCCCTGTCAAACTCATCTAGATGCTTTTGGATGATGGCAATCATCGTGTCGCGGTGCCCCAGTCGTGGAAGGGCTAGGTAAAGAGCTTTAGCCTGATCGAGTGAGTTCATCGTAAGCACCTTTTGCAGTAATCCATTGAACATTTGCAGCATGAGTAACAGAACAATCCTTTTTGCGGGTCATTGAGAACAACGTGGTCAAGCTGCACAAGCCGCAATCCGCAAGAGGTGCATCCGATATATGCCGGTGAGTCGCAGCAAGGACAGTCACCATCTTTGATAAAATCCTTTTCCCATTCCTTTTCGCATACGGAACAGAACAGTCTTAATTTAGGTTCGAGTGAGTTCATGTGGGTTTGGTGAGGAGTGTTTGGACTTCTTCGTATAACTCAGAGCGTGCCGGGACAAATTCGTTCACGGCCTGATTCAACGCCTCCCTCAGCTTCTTGTTCTCTTCCTCAAGGTCTTTGAGGTGGCGGGCGACAATGCCCCTTATGGTTGAATGAAGGGTGTGCCCCAGTAAATCGGCAGTTAATGCCTCAATAGTGTGTTCGATGTTGGGGGTCATGTTCCAAGTAAATTCGTTTGCCGTGATATTCGTTGACGCGGAGAAAAGCTGTTCCGTCAACGACTTAATGCAGGCGTGAGCTTTGGTGTTCTCATCCTCAAGCTCACCGATCCTTGTAGCCGCTTCATCAGTCGTAGCCTGCCGGATGTTTCGCAAGCGTTGGACGAGGGTTGGGGAGGTTGTGGGTTGGCTCATATCTTCTCCAGCGGCTTCTCAGTCGGTTGCTCGGTTATGAATGCGCTGAGTTTTTCCCGCACCCACGCTTGCGCCTCCTTTTGAGACTTCAATCCCAACGACTCCTGGATGACGGTCGTTAGCTCGCCGTTACTCATCTTGGTTGCAGCCCAAAGTTTATCAACGGGGATGCCTAACGATAACAAGAATTCAAACGCCTTGTCCACCTTCACGATATGGCGCAGAATTTTAGGCTTGCCAAACATCAAACCCAGTTCGGCTAGTTCGCCGGATGGCAGCGATTTGAGACGAGCCTTGCACGCATCTTCGATGTTGTGTCTCGCGGTAGAACTGGACCAAATCTTAACGCAGTCCAAAAGACTGATATTTTCGACTAATTCAGTTGCAACCTTGGGCGTAATGCCATCGCCTTGCGTTCTGGCTTGCACTGAGGGGAGCATTTGCCACGCTGCGGCCTCTGGACACCCTGCCGACGCCTTACAATGCCTACAGTGAGCGCCAGCGCGGCGCTGCGCCCCGTTCTGGCGGCTCTCCCAAAGCACCTGATGTATACCATACTGTGCCCGTTCAAGGTCTTCGGCGGTGTAGTCAACAATGTCGGCTTTGCCAAATAGTGCCTTAAGGAAGGCAAATCGAACGTGAGTTGCGCCATATTCTCGGGCAACCAACACAGAGAGTAGGCGAGCTTGGTAATTCAGTTCGGCGGGGGCGAGTGAGCGGCACCATAGCGATTTGAAGTCAATGCAGAGAATGCACTTTCCAGAAATGTAGTGGCGATCCGCCTGACCGCTGGCGGCAACGATTCCGTTTGAGTTGTGCAGGTAAAATCGTTCTTCACGAGTGCCCTCCGTAACTTCTGGTTGTTTTTCTTCCGGCCACCACTCGCCTTTAACTTGTTCAACCAGCTTCAACCCCCGTTCATAAATCTCAACGTCTTCTGCATCCAATCCACTTGGGTCTTCTTTCTCCCACGCTTTGTGTAAACGTACCCCACGTGTTGCATCCTCATCAACTGGCTCTGGAATGTCGGGAAGGGAGCGAAGCAATTCTTCTCTGCCGGGGCAAAGGGCGGTTAATGAAAAACTGGACGCAGAGGGCTTGCCCAAACGCTCGTCGTTCATGGAAACGTTTTGGATACTTGAATGTGACGGTCTTTAACCGCTTCGTCATTCATCACTCCAACTGGTCCGTGTCGATATAAATGGCCAGCGATGTTTGCCGCAGCATCCATTTGAGCGCCACTTACACCAAGGTTTGAAATGGTTTTGTTTGAAAATAAAATGTCATCCCGCTCTTTCCTGACCTTCTCCCAACCCGCTTCGTCTTTTTCCAATGCCTCAAAATCGTATTTCTTGTCTAAATAGATTCGAAGGATTTCGGCAGTCAGGATCGCAATGCACTGCTCGTATCCCGGCCCAAGTCCACCCATTTCGATTGTGTGAACTATTTTACCCTCATCCCAACGACGCAACCATTCCGCCGCGTCCTTGCCGTAAAAGTTGGATTGTTCTTGTTGGTTCACGCCTTCACCTCGTTCACTTTCTTAATCCTCGCCGTCATCTCTGCCATATTCGCCTGCCAAGACCTTACGTATCCTTTGAGCATGGTGGTGGAAAGATCAGGGGGTCGCTTGTGGTGGGGCTTCACATATTTCTCTGACCGCATGTGCGCCATTACTTGCTCCTCGGTCACTCCCCCATCCGCGCACAGCTTCGTGAGCGCGTCATTCAACTCGCGCAATTCCTTTTCGCCGGGAGTTTCGTTTGCGGGAGGAGTTGGCGGCACCGTCGAAGAATCAGAGACGAGCGGTGCCGCCGTGGGGTTTGCCTGTGCATCTTGAGGCACAGACGGGAGAGGGTCAAGGGGTTGTTCCACCATCGTGGGGCGTTTGCGGGGCGTTCTCACACCTTCTGCTGTTCGCGTGACAGCTTCGGCAGGAGCCGCAACCTCAGTTCTTGGAGGTGTGGGACCATTGAATGCGGGGCGCTTCACCTCTTGATTTACCAACCGCTGGAAATCATCGCTCTCAATTTCCTCACGTAGATACATTCCGCCGATAAGTGTCGGGAAGCTGTCACGCACATTCTGAGCTTCGGCCACTTTGCAAATCATTCCTTCTGGGTCTTTAAGCCACACGCCAAAGGACTTAACGTAGGTTGTGAGCTTCACTCGCTTGATGCT